TGTCTGTATGCCATAGAAGCCACAGGATAGAGATACAGCGGTCGTTTTTCAGTAGGAATGGGGCTGTCGCTCTCAAAAATACCAACATCATTGGCATCAAACCCCAACTCTTCCATCTTTTCTATGCCAATGGTAGCTGATAGTAAGACGACATTATCCACACCAGAAAAAAATAAGTTAGACAGGTTTTTAACTGTTTTTGGTTTTATAAATATCTGTTTTTGTTGAGTTCCTTTGAGGTTTTGGTGTTTTGGGTTGTCATATTCCATCTCTTTTAGGACAATTAAAAAATCCTCGGGATGTTGCTTTAAACAGCTCATGACCATGGAATACAGCTTTATTTGATATTCAAGAGTCTCTATTTGTTTGATAAGCTTTTTTACCAATGCATCCTCAAGGGCCGATTGCAGAGAGGATATGGCGGCCGACAAAACAGGTATGGTGTTGTGGGGACCATAACTCACAGATACGTCAAATTTCCACTCAGGTTCCCACAAAATAATGGAAGCCATATCAAATAAAAACTTAATAATATTATGGCCTTCGTCGATGATAATATTTTTACTTTTCAGATCCAGGCTATGATATGAATGGATGTTAAAAATAGAGACGGGTGAGACTTGTGCTTGCTTAATGGTGGCAATATATGGACATCCATCACAGAATTGATGAAAGAGTAGCTTTGAGACGGCGCAGCTCATTGTCTCTGCCGGCGCATCATTCAGTATTGAGGACGAAGTGTTACATGAATAGTTAGCCATACCCTTTACCAGGGGTATAAAGGGATAGTCATTTTCAAACTGGTCCTGTAGTATTTTGGTAGGCACCAATACCGCAGCAGTGCCTCCCGTTTTTTTTGCTGCTAAATAATTGGCAATAGTAATTGCCACATGGCCTTTGCCTGCTCCAACCGGCATATTTAAAATGTTGATTTTTTTGCTTTTTTGGCTTTGTTGGTACCACAATAAAGCTTTTTCCTGCACATTCCGCAAAGTTATGCCATATGGCACATATTGCAAAATATCCTGTTGCACCACTATCTCCTCAATATTCTTTGTTTTATCTGATCTATAGGGCTGTTAATTTGAGCATCAATCATATTTGATATGAAATGCTCCACATAAATAAAAAGTAAACCATCCACCCTTTCATGCAAAAATTTCGCACAATATGGACGGACAGGCGGCTTAATAACCGTCACTCGACGTTTTTTCGTTACAGCCTTATTCATTTCTATAATCCTTTTGTGGCGCCATATTGACTACCCAGGAACATTCTCGTTGGGGAGTTGTTTGCGATATTGTTCCCATCCCCTAAAATTTCCTGATTTGTATTCGGCAGTTAAGGCTGGGGTACCCTGATGTTCCGCTGGGGAGGCATGTAATGGCTCAGACTTTAACAATTTATTGCACAGCTCCAAATCTTTCTCAAAAGGAGCTGGTTTGCCATCAAAGTTGTTATAGGATGTCCGTGCACACCTGGCTATGCTCAAGTTTATGGCCTCTTGAGTAGACAGCAATTCTTGCTCAAACGGCAGAACAAAAGGCAAATGCCACTGTCCACGCTCTAAAACCTCTGGCTCTGATTCTGACAATGCACGCTTCATCTGCTTGGCCAAATATTGAATTTCTGGCTGGGCGTCCTTATGGTCACGTAAGGCAAAAAAGTTGTTATAGTCTGTGGCCGAAATAACAACCGTGATGGTGCTGTATGGCTCTAATGGCCTATTGACGTATTGCTTGTGAGCTCCTAATAAATGCATTGGCCATGACACGCAATAGGCGGAAAAATAACCACCTAACTTCCAAAACAGGCTGCACAAAAACTCGCGCCATGGGGAAAGAGCTTCACCGGCCTGCATGCCGGGCTTATTTGACTTAAAGGACAAAGGTCGGCCCATGTTGCTAAGAGTGTTTTTTACCATACGTTTGAATGGTATTGCTCGAGAGTTATGGACCACTACGCCATTTGCCACAAAATTCTTGTATTTCCCATTAACTTCAATGTCATATGTGTCAATGGCCCCAACATACTCAATTTTCAGTATTTTTTCATATTTGCATACTAATTTGCGTCCAGTGCTAAAGTGGCTGTTTTTTAATAAAAGTTCCACACCATTTGTGGCTATTTTGTATGCGTCGCTCCAAGAAATTAATTTTCCGACGCTTAGTCCCATATCTTTAAGGGTTTTCCATCCATGGTCTGTAAATATCCTATGCTCATCTGTGCACTTAAGGACATATCCCCCCTCCAACTCAACCCTAAATACATCTTTGATGCCAGAATGTATTACGTTTTTTATTGTTGTGACTGTGAACTCCCCTGTGTCCTCGTTGAGGGTACGGACCGACATTTCATCTCGACTAGCTCCGGCCACAAATTTGTTGTATAGATCTTGTATGGCCACCTTCATTAAGGCGCCGTTGGGATGGGTGGTGTAAACCATCGTATCGCCTGACAAACACGAACTTGAATTTCGACTCAGTGCCCTGTGTGTCATGGTTTCCGAATGGATGAAGCGCGGATAAGTGACTAAAAATGTCGTTAACCTAACCCCTTGTAAAGAAATCGAGTCTTTGATTATCTGTACTGAAAATGAGTCAGTATGCATGGCAATCTCCTAAAAAACTGGAATTAAATTAGGGCATTGGATTTTATTATTGGTTAATTTAGATGCTTCCACGTAACCGGTCCGGGCCGGTATTCGCTCTAAGAACTGGACCAAGCATAGGGCAGATTTGTCTACTTTGCAATCAGTTTGAACGATCTCACCAATATTAAAGCATTGAATTTCCACATGTCTTGGATATTTTGGGGGGTTGGTGCTGCCCATCATCGATGCCGCTAAAATCAATAAAAACATATATTTACCTCTTTGGTCGGCATTTAAGCCAATCTCTGACTCCATCATCCTTATCGGAAGATTGAGGCAAACCTTTAGTTGATAAAATGCGAATTGGGTAATTTATTAATGAATTGGAGTTTTTATGGCCAAAAAGTTAACCTCTACACCAAAAAACGCATTCCGAACCGGCCCGGAAGGGTTGGCTCTTATTAAGCGATGGGAAGGCCTGATGCTTAATGCCTATACATGTTCCGCTGGCGTTTGGACAATTGGATATGGACATACAGCCAAAGCCGGCCTTCCTGACGTCAAAAAGGGAGATGTTATCACCAAAGAGGCGGCGGAAGAGATTCTCAAAGCAGATTTGGTTAAGTTTGAGGATGTTGTTAATCGAGCCGTTAAGTCATCAATATCACAAGAGCAATTTGATGCGTTGGTATCATTTACCTACAATTTAGGGCCAGGAAACTTCCAGTCATCTACGCTACTTAAGTTGATTAATAACAATGAATTTGGCGCTGCCGCTGATGAGTTTTTAAAATGGAACAAGGCTGGCGGAAAAGAATTGCCAGGCCTTACTAAAAGACGTTTGGCAGAAAAAGAGCTGTATTTAAAAGGTACTATATGCAAGCCATAAGCATTTTATTTAAGTATTGGAAACAATTATTAATTTTAGTGGCAGGATGTGCCTTATTTTTGGGAGGATATTACCGTGGCAAGCAAAATAGTCGTGTCGAAATTCAAGAAAAGATTGTTGAAAAAATTGTTGAAAAAGAAGTTGAAAAAAAGCATGAAAAAAGAAAAGTTAAGACTGTAATTACAAAACAAAAGGACGGCACTGAAACTACTACCATCGTGGAAAACTCAGAGACCGACACACAAAAAGAGTCCGTCCGTCTCGAAGAAAAGAAGGCTGAAATCAGCACCACCACTTCCCCCGGCCCATCTTATGCCATTGGTGCACGAGCTGTAATTGACCTTTCAGATCCTTTACGGATTCCCCCCTCTTCTTACGCCATTTCCGCTGGTTATAAGATCTGGAAACCGCTGTGGATTCGTGGTGATTACGACATCAAAAAACATGACATAAGTGTTGGTTTTGATTGGATGTTTTAGGTTATCTAATTTTCCAGCACCTATGTTAAAATTTTTTACAGGTGTTGGATTTTTGGCCTTAAGGCTTCTTAAAACAGAGATGGAACAAAGATGGATGAGCAAATTTCGGCAATAAAAACAGATATTGCCATAATAAAAGAACGAGATTTGTTCATGGCCACTCAGCAAGAGCGCATTAATCAAGAATTGGTTGACATTAAACGGGTTCTTAAAGAGATCCACGACAAACTTGACCGCAATATCTTAGACCTTAATCTGTCCATTAATAATGAAAAGCACAATAGAATTCGTGACATAGACAGACTGGACCATAAAGTTGGGCTGATTTATAAGGTAAGTGGCTTAATTGGCGCCATGATAGCTACAGTAGTATCAGGCGCCATAAGCTTTTTTAAGAATTAGAGTCGCCCCTTTTTGTAAAAATTCTCCTGCTCACCGGTAAGGTAAATTTTTTACTAACAGGTGGATGATTAATATCCTGCACATCTTTCTCTGCCGTATCTACCGGCCGTTCCTCACTCATAGTCCATCGTCCTTATTGGTATAAGCCCATACATGCAGCTATGGCTATTGATTGTGCAGTACTACAAAATGTGTCGTAATTACAGTTCTTTATGGTAATATGGGCACCCAGCTTATCCTTAGGCTCTGAAGCATGACTGTTAGTGTCAGCCTCATATCCCTCCCGCTCAATCCAAATATGCACATAATTAGCGCCAGTCTTAGCATAATTCTTTAACGCCTGGACTTCATTATTAAATCTGCAATCAGTGAATATATTTAATCCACCTGTTTTAATTTTGTTGAGCGCGGCCTTCACATGAATTTGGTCGTCAAATCCCCTTAATATTTCCGTTCCCAACAATTGCATTGCCTGCCGAATCGATAAAAATTCAGTAAATCCATTATCATGGTATAATTTTTCAATTTTGGATGTGGTATTTGATCCAAACGTAACACCCATTGCGGCAAACATTCGATAATGGTCTTCCAGCGTATAAGGTATGCGCACATGGCGCTCTTTTTCCACCGGATCCTCTAATTTATCAAGAGGGATGTCAAAAACAGAAGATATGGCCGCCTTCATGCTGCCCGCAAAGGCTATTTTTTGGGCCATATTGGGCTGAAATATTTGTAGCATGGCTGAGCATGCTGTGTCTTTTCCCGACCCTTTGGTGCCCGATAAGGCAACGATAGTTGTTTTCATTTTTTAGTCCTTCTTTGTAAATATTTTGTTGTTCCTAGCTATGACAGACTGTGCCGCTTTATCTAACTCGTTTTGAAATATATTGGCAATAGGTCGCGTGGCGTACCAAACAGGATCTTTGCTTAGTATGGCAGCAGTACAGGAAATGCCTTCCATAAGTGCCCTTTTTTGTTCATATTTGTTACTCATTGTTACTACCTTATGCATAATCAATGCGCGAAAAAGGCGCAAAGCTATTGGGACTGAAAAGATTCCAACAAAATTAACCATCCTCATTGGGATTTTTGCTGAGTAAATCTCCTGAATGATTGGCCATTTTTGGTTTGGGTGTTCAATTCGTAGCTTAAATATGACCTTCACAGATGATTTCGGCATGTCATATACAACATCAAAAAAAGTCCAAGAGGAGGGGTCGTTTTTTGTTTTACCCTTCATTTTCAAACTCCAGCTTTGGCAATGGATTGTTAATGTACGGGACTATTATGGCTCCAGTCTTATTCATCCATGACTCATTAAGATCATTGCCAGTTTCGGGGACTAAATCATTAATAATCAAATTATTTAATCCACGCCTAATTAATTGAGCTCCTTTTTTGCCTGCATCATCCAAATCAAAAGCGATCACAACTTCTTTATCGGTTTGTTGGATCAAAGTCTTTAGCAACACAACCTGATCATCAGTAACGGCAGACCCAAAGGTGCACACACCATGGTATCCAAAATGCCATGCGGAAAGTGCGGTAAATGGCCCTTCACATATGGCTATAGGCCCAGTATTAGGAAAGTCTAATAGGGCCAATCCCCTTTTGAATCCAGGTGAGGTTTTGGTTTTTCTGTTTTCAATAGGGTTAAGATAGCGTTTTTGCCAACCCACCGGAATCATTCCCTTAAAGACAACAAACACAACAGCATTGCTTTTGGGGCATACCATGATTTTGTTGAAATGGGCGGGCGTAACACCGCGTGAATAGGCGTATTTAACCACCGGATGCGATTCACATTCCAAAAAGTACTTAAACTCTGAAAGGTCAACATAATCCATGCCTTGTGTGCCTAACTGCTCTATAGAGTTGGGCATTTTAAGTTGTTGATCATGACTGGTAATTTGAAGAATTTTGTTTAAATTCTCTTGTGCGTCACACACATGAAGAGCGCGCACTGCCTGCTCATCAATACCGATCATTTTCAAATACTTAAATGATGAATAATTCTCCTGGCAATTACCGGCATAGCATCGACCTAACAGGACGTCATCCTCTATAATGGCCCTAAGATAGACTTTATAGTCATCACGCCCGCAGGCAGGACAGTGCTTAAGGACAATAGACTGTCCTGCCCTGTTATATGAAATGTCGTGCTTATCTAAAAAGTCAATAAAATCTTGGACTTCCATTGAATCACCAAGTTTTGTCGCCATTTTCTGATTTAGAGACAAAGCCGGCAATCATTGCGGCGTATTGTTTTCTGACTTTATATGGCTTAATAGCGGCCGTCAAGCCCTGTCGCATCAGTTTACAAACATCCGACGCCTTTCTAAATTCCTCATTGGCCTTCATTTCATCGGTGTGCTCCCCAACCGACAGCTCACAATTAGCAATAACCTCCTTAAGCTCCTCCAAGCTCATTTTTTCGGTTTGTGAAACCACATCCTCGCCGATCAAATTAACGGCCTTTTTTCGTAATTTTAGTTCCTGCTCATTCAGTTCGATTGTTGCCATTGTTGTTTTCCTTTGTTTGTTTAATAGTGTGATATTAATGAAGTAATTGATCTACGTACACTGATTGAGGTATCCACTCAATGGTTTTGGTGTCATGCATGAAAGCAATAGCGCCGCCATAAACTTCCCATTGACATGTTTGTTGATTGAATTTTTGGCACACCTCACCAAGATTGGAAAATAACTCGCCGTCACTATTGAGAAAAACGTGTTGGCTAAGAAGTTCTTTCATAGCAAACAAAGCCAATTCACCATATTCGGTTAAAGGGCTGTTTTTACTGTCGTTCTCAAAGAACTCATCAAAAGAAACATTTTTAAGACGTGTTAGCTTCATGGGAGTCCTTCTAAGTCATATTCTGGATCTGAATATCCAATGGGCTTACGTGGCATTGGCGCTGGAACTTCTTTTTGTCGTATCTCAGGTGTACTACCTCCAAGCCTATCCAGCAACAAGTTAAGCGTACTTAATAGAGGCGAGTTACTCATCGCCTTTATCTTTTCATATATTTCTTGCGTTTCATTGGCAGTGAGGCGGATCTTTTCAGAAATTTCAACAATACTAGGCCCTTGGCCGGTCATGATGGTTTCAATTTCTTTTTGAATTGCCTGGGTAAATACATCCCAAACAGCTTCGCCATTTGGTTGTTTAGTAAGTACACTCTTAACCTCATTATTGCACCAAACTGCGTATAAGTCACTGGTTAGTTTGGCTTTTCTGATGGTTTCTGGTATTTCTGGCGTTATCACGGGCTTTATTTCCTTATTATGAATTGGAGGTTCCGTCGTCAGCGATGTGCCACCCATAGTCTCCGCAAAAGCCTCATCCAAAATCTGACCTTGCTGCCAACCTTTCAGTATCTCATCAATTAGCCCACAAGTTTCATCGCGATTCATACAATTAGGACTTCCTTGCCTTCATGCTCATCCGCTTGGAACGCAAAGGCTTGTGTACTGGCTCCTGATTCGCGTCAACAATGCTTTCCGGAGAAAATGGAGCCCTCGCAGCCTTTTCTTCAGCAGCTAATTCCTTTCGTCGAGGATTTACACGTTCTGTCGATTTGATTAGATCTATAACCTCAACGAATCGACCATCTTTGAGGAGATGGATTGGCTTTTGTCCTTTAATCGTAGCTAATAGCAGAGCCCTATTAGCAGAGGTATCCCCCTGATCAATTTCAGAAATAGCCCGGTACACAGCTTCAAGGTGAGCAAAATTTTCGCTCTTAATCTCAGCTCCATTAGCCCACGCATGAAGGCTCCGTCGACTAACCTTAAGTACAATCGAAAGTGTTTCCCACGTCAGACCAGATCTCAGTCTTATCTCACGAATCAAATCCTTCGCTCTAGGGCTAATTTGAAAGCCGCTATTGGTCAGTTCTATTGGATAAAAAACTTCTTTGGCTGTTGAAGATGTGCTGGACACCATTCCCATCGATGCCGCACCATCAAAAACAGCTTTACTACTTCTTTTTACGACCTTTGGCTTTGAGAGTTTCTGCATTGGCTCCATCTTCATCCCCCTCATCATTGTTGACAATCCCCAACTCATCACCGATTGGCATATTGAGTGTATCAAGTTTTTTGCTTTGATTGCAAGACGCAAAAATGGCGTCATATAGCTGTTTGTCTTTTTTAATGGCATCTGTTAATGCCGCTCTTCCAGTAAATCTGACTGGAGTTGGAGCTCCAACAGGATATTCATAGGTCACATTATTCACTTTGCCCACAACACCCAACTCTAGAGCCAACTCAGTTAGACTTTCCTCTGGCAATGCAAATCTTAAGTTCTCAAAATCCATCCAGAATTCTGCTTTGCGGCCCTCCACCACAAAACGGGATTTTTCACATTTTGACCTAATCTTTTTGCCAATTCTGTACATAAAATCATTATTTACAGACGCTTGGTCGCCAGACAGTAAGGAAGCGTCTTTGGCCGTAATAGACTCCACAAATAGAGACGAATGCACTAAGAATCGGAGTTTTTGGCCACCAATCAGTATGTATTTGGGACCATATTGCTCCATGTTGTTAATGCAGTGTTGTACACAAAACATTGTTATTCCATTTTCCGCCGCAATTCTGAGTAGGGTCTGCAGAACCGGGCCCATGGTTTTGGCATTGCCCCCAAAAGCATTGCCGGCGGCTGCTACATTACCTTCAACAATCTTATTGTAGGCCTGTTCGGATTGTACTCCGCCCCAACTATCTACAATTATTGCTGCGACATTTAGTGTGCGATTTTTGATTTCTGTCTCTAAGGTACCAATATCACCGAACAATTCGTCCATTTTGTTAGACTGAATGACATGGCAACGATCAGGATCAAGACCAGCCTGCATATATCTCTGTTTTGCCTTCTTTTCATCAGCACATAATGCTCCAGGATGGGCATATTCAGAGTCAAACACCAAAACTATCCCATCCCCGGGGACCATTTGCATTTCTTTGGCGGCCTGCTTTAGCACAATACCAGTTTTGCCGGAACCGGAAGGTCCCCAAATAAGGTTAACCCTTCCACGGCTCCACCCACCGGTAGCCCACTGCAGCGTTGGATCATCAAAAGCCAAAACATCCTGACCCTGCAGTCTGGCGGCGATCAATGACCTTGCCTCATCATCCTTTTTTATTAAATTCTTCAGAAACTTTGACATCTTTGTCCTCTAAAAACACTGGGTTGCCTTTGTCGTAACTACTTGTTCTGCGGAATATCCTGGATGATCCGTCTGATAGTGGTATCCTAATCATTTCCAATCCACGTGGCAAGTCCACAATTTTAGAGCAGCCACATAAGGTTTTTAAAACGGCAGGATACATCTATTACTCACCATCATTTACTGCCACAGACGCTCCGGACATCAAATTGGCCTCTTGTGTGTGCACTCCATATGAAGAGGCTTTTATTAAGGAAAGTGCCATAAAAAACTCCTGCTTATATGTCTGCAGTTGCTCTAAAACCGCTTCCATATATGCTTCTTTGGACACTGCTGCATGCACATTAACATCTAAGTGAATGTAATGCTTACGCATTTCTTCAGTTGCTTTAGCCTCTTTGCCTTCAGCCTTACGGCTAGCAATATAATTGGCAAAATTTTCTAATGCCGCAATACCTTCGGCTTTTTTTCGCGCAGCGTACGCTAGCTTATATTGAGTCCTGGCTACGCCCAGAAATTCGCCAGCCTTTCTTAGTCCCCATGATAACTTGGCCATAATTTTTATGCGATGATAGGGATCATTCAAATCCTGAGCATTTTCTGCTAAAACCAAAACTTCGCGCAACATATTAATTTGTTTATTATAAATGGCGCTGTATTGTATATCAATTGCCTCAATGGCAGGTGGCAGCGGCGACTCTTCAGGAATATAATCATTTGGTTTAGTGGCATTGCCATTATTTTGAGGTGTATTTAAAAAAACCTCTTCGTTATATGAAAAAATAGCACTGTTAGCGGGAATTTGATAAGGCATGGTTGACAAGTCCTTTTGTGGTTGGAAAAAAAGGCCATGGGACAACAGGCCCATGGCCAAATCAAAGGAGTCTTCTTAGAAAGGTATGTCGCCATAAGTCTCAGATTGGACATTCACAAGCCCTGCCGTAGGAGCAAGCTGCCCTGTGGGCAATGACATTCCACCCAAAACATCATTGGCGGACATGACGGGGGCACCAAATCCACCATTGATATTTGCGGCACTGTTATTGCCATTGTCATCATTTTGCTGAGCTGCCCGCTCTAATACCTGTGCAGGCAGTTCATTGCCATTAGATCGCACAAAGGCCTCCACTTCTTCTTTACTCCATGCCATTTTTTCTTCCAATTCGTCATATTTAGGCAAATCATTGATCGACATTGGGCCTTTAAATTTTGAATGCACAGGATATGAAGCTGGTACATCTTTTGTGTATTCTGTGCCGTCGGCATCCTTAATGGCCTTTCTGGTTTGTGCCGCATTGACAAAATATTCAGTCGCCATGCCTTCACCTGTTTTAGACAAAACAATCCATCCCTTATCACAGTTGGGAGAAGATACATCCCAAGGACAGAGGCCGCTGGCTAGCATTGTTTTAATGCAGCTTGGAATTTCTTGGGCTGTGGCGGTACCTTTGCGACCTTCCAGCTTATTAATAATTTGAGGACCAACCTTCATTGCGTAAATAGTTGGATTATTTGGAACAATATACAAAACCCAACCGCCGTCACTCCCCCTGAATAGCTTTTTCAGATGCTCAAGCTTAAGATATTCCATAGAGCCCTTTAGGCCGTTTTTTTCCATTGACTTGAGTTTTCGGTGCAGTTCAAAAAAGTAGTTTTGTTCAACAGGTTCATCGCCAAAAAAAGACCTGCAGGTATGTTTGTAAGTATTGCCATTCACTACATGGGAATGGGTCCTTACCGGCCTGTATAGGCTAGTGCCGCCGTTATAACGCGGATCCGCCAAGATCTTAAAGACCAATGGTTCGGTGTTTGTCACAGGCGGAGAAAAAAAGATCCGCTTAGTTTCCTCTGGAAACACTAAACCATTAGCTGATTGTTGGGCAAAACTGATTTGTTGGTCACTCATTTGATTATTCCTTTATGTTGTTTGCTTTAATTGTGCCATTGGCAGATAGTGCGTCAATAAAAGATGGAATCAGATTATCGCTAGAGATTTTTACATCCCCGGAATCATCATCTGCAACCACCGTAACCCTGTTTGCAATTTTTGTCAATACCTCCTTGCGTGGTTGTTGGTATGAAATCCATCCCCAAAAACCTTTCTCAGTAATTTCAAGCACTTTGAAGTTTTGAGATAGGAATATAGGGTCGACAGCCATGTAATATTCCTCTAGGCAGCCCAAATAATCTTCTGGCTTTTCAATGAGCCATGATTTGCCAGGAGGGTATCGGATTGCTGAGGATAAGGCTGCATGCGGATGAATGCTGTATATCATCTCTTTAATTATTAACTGGCACAAAGTGGGATACAGCCTATACCCAACACCTGTGGTAGGAATTTGGGTTTGACCAAGATTTTTTCTAATGTTCATAGCAATTTGCAAAGCAGTTTGTGCATTGGGATATGAGTCGAAGTGATAGCCACCTAACTCCGAAGTAACAAATTTAATTAAAGAATTTCGATTCTTTTTGCTCATTTTTCCCAGAACAACCCAACCAGGGACTTTATGGGTTTTGTAATATAACTTATTCATTAGTAAAATCCTCATGTTGCGCTAGCTTTGACCTATTAAATTCTGCCAATGCGGCTCGTTCCTTTTTGGTTTTTATGGCATGACAAGAAGGTGTTCCGTCTCTTTCCCCCTTATAATTGCACAGCACTTGCAAATTTGTGGTGCTACAAAACAACCTAAATATCCAATCTAATGAGTGTTTTAGTTCATGGTCCACCGGAATAACTGGCTCAATATGGTCTACAGCAATATCCCTCTGGCCTATCTTGTCACTAAACAGCTGTTGGCAATGCGCGCATCTATACTTAACACGACGTAAGTCCTTGCCATGCTTGCTTTTTTCAAAAACTTCCACCTTCGCTCTTCTTTTTGCTTCCTGAAACATCGGTGTTTTCTTGAAAGCTCCCCGGAGCGTGGCCTTTAGAAAAACATCTAACACAAACTCCTTTTTCTTTTTTGTCTTTGGTTTTGGTATGTCAGCTTTTTTACCTAATTCCCTAAAGCTAGCCACAATGTCCCTCCAGGCGCAAGCGACAGTGATGGTGAGCCTTGCCAATCTTTAACAGAGATGTGCATCAGCACAGGCTTTCCAACAGTATATACGGCCAAATGGTAAGGGTCAACAACACCATTTTTATTTGGCCATACTGTGATAGGAGGTGTAATGCCGTGCCCGGTATTAAGTGTCAATATCATGCGGGTTCTTTGTGGACTGTCTTTACCAAATTTCTTAAAAGTCCTGGACTCTACCAACCCAAAGATGTGAAGTTGTTTCATCCCATCTTTATATAGCAGGAATTGGTCCATCGCCTCTGCAGTATTTATAACTAAGTGATTGATAACTTTATCATTTTTCTTGGATGGTCCGGCCATTTCCACAAAATGAAAATGATCTATGTCAGGATGGGCAGTTAAAAACCCATAATCACTGATTATTTTTGCTCTATAGAGATTTAACACATCACTGGCACAAACAGGATTTACATCTTGGCGCCAAAGCATTAGTTTAAGTGGCGTTAAGTCGCCGTCATTCAGGTCCACAGATTCAGTTTTGGTCTTTTTGGGTAATTTTGCTGTTGATTTTAGGGCTTTTTTTATCTCTTCAAACATAAATCTGTATGTATTAATGCTGCGCGACATTCCGGGTGGAATAAAGTCGTCAAATGCTCCGGCAAATAACATAACCCCCAATTTAGGGACAGGAAATGACACCTTATTGGCTTTGGCGCCCTTTAGGTTTTCTAGTAACGTTTCCCACTCATTTGTCGCCATACTGCTCACCCTCAACATCGCTGGCATGATCATATTCCTCATGCTCATCAATGTCAATATCGCCACTTCCTTCACCAAAAATACCCAACACTGCGTTTTTAATACTAATTGCGGTTTTCTCGCCACAGCCCTTCAGAAGAGATAGTGGCGGACGCAACTTATCCCCCTCAATGGTCCACTCAGAAACATGGGAGTGCTTAATGTTGACCGGCAAAACCAAATGACGGGCTTCCATCATAAGTATGCGTAATTTCTCTCTTTTGTCTGTGTTGACTGCAAACTCACCCAGCCAAAAATGCAACGGGTAATGATGTTTCAGCCAAGCGCCGTTATATCCTACAATGGCGTAGCTGGCGCTATGGGCTTTATTGAAAGAGTACCTGGCAGACTTAACTAAGGTTTCGCATAGATCGGTAGCCTGACTGTTACTCCATCCCCGCTCTAACAATCTGCTTTTCAAAATGCCTAAGTGTAAGTCCATAAGTTCTTTAACTTTTTTACCTACAGCTCTCCTGACGGCCTCAGCTTCGCCATAGCTATATCCGGCTAAATCCCTAAAACACCTCAGTAATTGCTCTTGATACAGACAGATGCCATTTGTTTCACCAAAAATAGGCTCCAGGTCAGGATGGATGTAGTATGGCTGTTTTTCACCTTTTGCTACGGCACAATAAAAGTCTGCGGCATTGCCATTAAAGGATGGGTCAGGGGAAGCAGCGTCCAGAGCTCCAGGACGTACCAACGCAATTAGGCCAGAAATGTCGCGCACAGATTTAGGCAATGTTTTGACTACAAAAGGCCTAACCAGGCGTGTATGAAGTTGAAAGATAGAGGTAAGTTTATTGTTGTGCAATACTTTGGCAAATACCTCTGGGTCGTGTGGAAACTCTTCCCACTTCAACTCAATCCCTAAATGCTTTTTAATTGACCTCATGGTAATACCAAGGGCCAAAAGGGTTGATACACCCAAAAAGTCATACTTCACACCGCCAACATATTCCACGCCCTTCATCGTATAGCTGGCAATAGGCATGCCATCATCATAAGAGCAGGGAATATAATTAGTTACGGGATTGGGGGTTAGTAATACTCCCCCGGCATGTACGCCATGAGCCCTATTGACACCAAGACAAGTCTTTACAACTTCCCACCGATCCGGATGTTCCTCAATCCATTGTTTGAATATTGTGGCGCCGATAGATTCTTTTTCTAAAAACCCTGGCATATATGTCTTGGTGGTTTTATCAACATACCCAAACAAAAAGTCAGTGTCGGACATGCCCTGTGGAGCCGCCGGCATCATTACGCACATTTCTTCGATTTCGGGAGGAACAACCCCAATAAGATCTCGGTGCACGTCCTTAATGGCGCTTTTGAATTTTAGATTTAAGTCTGTACTAATTAAGGCAAAGTTTTCTTTGTACTTATTTTTCAAATAGTTAAGGACAAAATCTCTCTCCTCTACGTCACAATCTGCGTCCATCATGGCGCCCTCAGCGATCCTCTCTTTGGTCATGAAGCGCTCAAAGGGAAGGTTCCAGGCTATGGGGTCTGTAACAGATGCTCCCAATAGATAAAGGGCCAATGATCCGCCGGCTGATCCACGAACATTAAACAGTTTGTCGTGCTGTTTACAAAACGCAACGGCATCCTCAACCACAAAGAAGTACGGCAAAAAGTCGCCTTTACCGTTATTTGTTAGCACATCTAATTCGTAGCGAATCCTGTCAATATATTCCTGTCCCCACTCTGGTTTCCAACGCTTATGCTTTACCACCAAAGACCTAAAAATGTCCTTGGTGGACATTCCTGTATACAAATTTCCATACACCATGTCTGTGGTTGGCAGCAGGATGCCATCCTTAATGGTTTGAAATTTATAATCTTTAAATTGCTCTACAAATAAGTAGCTGTTATCAATGAACTTTTCAATGTCAGAATCGACCAAGCCCAGTTGTTTTTTTAAGGCAATGGCACAATCCTCTGATGTTTTCATGTCATAAAGACCGTAAAATTTCCAGCTACTTCCGCCGTTACTGAGGCGTGCATTTTGGATTATTTGGTCAGATTTGGCAGCATAGTGATCATCCAAGGAAATAATAACCGGATCGTTATGGCGCCTTGCCATTTCTAGCACAAATTCATTGGGCTTTTTCTGAATGTCGATGAGTCCACTTCCGCATTCATCAATAAATGGTGGGTCTATGGCATCTTCATCCATTCTTTGGATTGCCGGAACAAACTCGCCGGGGATGATAATCTGCCGCTCTTTTATGTGCGATAGTCGCTCCAGTTCTTTTTCCAGTAATTCCGTGCTCTGTCCGGCCTGTGATGCTTCCTTAATCTGTTTTTTGATTTTGGAGACCATGGTCTTGGCAGTGACTGGGGATTCCCACTGCTTATCAATAATGTGGGGGAAAAGCTCCACAAAGAAATTGCCATTACCGGCCAAGTGTCTAAGCTTTTCATACCATTTTTTGGCTAAATCTGACCGTCCAGCCAATATGTTTTTTTGAACTGGTCCTACCAAACAGCTACTACCAACGGTGATTTCGCCAGAGATTTGGAGCAACTCTTCCCATAATATTAAAGGCTTAGCTTCTCCATAACGAACCACTTTTCTTTCATTCATGGCTTTTGATAGTGAACAGAAATATTGATAGGCCTTTTGGGTTTTGAAATGAACCGTGACGTGGTAGTATTGCGGCTCCATTTTTTTGGATCGGTTTTCCTTCCATGGCCTGTCTGGGTCGACCATATACAATTCTATTCCATGTATACTCTTGATATGGAATGGATTTTCTTTGTCTTTTTTGCATTTTTCTGCAAATTCCCAATGGCGAGCCAATGCGTGCATGAAGCCATGATCGGTTACACAGTCAGCAATACGTCCAATTTTATTGGCATATTTGATTTTGCGCTCTACTGTGGAGCCGCCATCTAAACTGCCAATGTCAGTGTGTGAGTGAAATCCGCACGCTAAAGGTTTAAAAATGCTCATGTTTTCTCCTCGCCTTTGTCTTTCTCCGCCCCGCATAGGGGCACAACTCTGCCTGGGCAAGGAAAGTGGTATCGTCATCTTTCTCCGCCCCGCATAGGGGCACAACAGCATCTTTTGGCCCAACTATATCAACAAAGGCTTTCTCCGCCCCGCATAGGGGCACAACGGCACATCATACACCTGCGACATGACTTCGGCCTTTCTCCGCCCCGCATAGGGGCACAACTGACAACACTTTAGCACTATAAATAAAGCCATTGCAATCCAAAAACCCTGTCCCAATCCCTGCCTTTTCCTTCAAAAATAAGGATGATTGGGACAGACCACATCATCACTTGGTCGCAGCAATGGAAACTTTAACCTTTTCAATCAGGTTGTGCACTCCAGATACATAGGCTGTTGGCTCTTCTCCACGTAAGTTCCCGTGTTTTTGGAGGTTTTTAACAGCTTCGGAGTTAGGTCCTTGGTTGTATGCCGCCATGGCCACAGTATATCGCCCCGGTCCAGCTAACGTCAATAGGTGCTGAAAATAGCAAGCCGCAGCAGTTACATTTAGCTCTGGGACCCAAACATCATCGTCTTTGGCCGCCGGCAGGCCACATCGTGATAGACCTTCATGAAAAGCCGCCTTGGCCACTTGACCCAAACCTTTTGGACCAGTTGGGGATTGGGCTTGAGGATTAAATCCCGACTCTTTGCAAAACATTGACAATAAAGACATTTGGCCATATCGGTCATTTGGAATGCGTTTTTCTAAAACGCGCGGAATCATTTCTGAGTAATAATTAATCATTGCCTCAGATTGTTTGGTGTTACAGGCCTGCAAAGTATGCAGCACAATCTCGGACAAAGGAATGGTGTTAATAAAGTTTAGGTTGTCCACCCTTCCCTGAAGTTCTTTGTTTTGTTTTACCAGTTGCTCTATTTTCTTAGTTGCTTGGTCTAACTCCTGAGAATTAGTGCAAGAAATTGCCGCACACATCGTTAATGCAATAGTTGTAAGAGTTTTCATGATTCATTGCTCCAAATGTTAATTTTTCCACTTCGTCCAAAATTTGGCATTTTTCGTCCAGCGAAAGATCCGGGTAATAAATCTCAATGAGATCCGGAATAGCCCACTGCCTAATAAATGCCATCCTCAGAATAAATTTGGCTTTTTTTACATACACATAACCCCCCTGTTTTAAAAAGCCAGTTTAAGTGACTTCAACCAACTACCATTAACCTTATCGGCCTTTTTGGGAAAAACTTTACAACTAATACATAAGCATTGGAATTTATTGGATTAGATATAGATTATTTGGTCAAAAACGTGCTCAGGCATGCCATGCTCAATTACACAAACCAATTTCTTTTGGGATATTGGCTTAAGCATCTCAAGGCATTCCAGTTTTTGTTCCAAAGGTAGGCCTACAAATCCTTCATCTACTAATAATATTGGAGAGTTATATAGCTCAGACAGGGCCATCTGAAAAGCCAAAGTCACCCTTGATTCCTCCCCTCCGGATAAGGAGGAAAGCTTCTTAGGTGTTTGTCCTTTGTGGAATATCTCTAAGCTAATTTTTGGTTTTTGCTCACCTTTTTGCGTTTCGTATGAGTTTCTTAATCGGATGGATGTTCCCTCAGAGGGAAAGAAGCCAGAAAGAGTCGTGGTGGCGTAAAAGTTGATTTCTTCAAGCAAATGATTAATGGCCATCATGGAGGCTTGTTTGCTTAGGTCCAATAATCGCCTACAGGCTCCGGCCTTTGCTGCCTGTTTTTTTATATCTATGCTAAGTGCTTGAATATCCCGTTCTTTTTGTTGAATCGTGTGGTTTAATGACTTAACGGTCATTTCTATGCTTTCTTTTTTGGCCTTTGTTTGGCTCCAATTTTGAAAGTCTTCGGCGGCATTAAAAACTGTCAACTTAATAGAGTGCCAATCCTTAAGCTTATTATCCATCGCCTCCTTTTCGGCCAACATGGAAGACTCATCGATCTGTCCAATGGCAGAAATCTCAGAATCAATTTCGGCCACCTTTTTAGCAAAAACTGTTAAGTCGTCATCTAATAAACTGATGGCTTTTGAATTTGCCCGCACATCCTCAAGAATATTAGTTATTTTTTCATTTTCCTGGGAAAGGAATTGGATTTGTTTTTGCGCCTCTTCTTTCGGAATGGTGGCTTTTTTTACTAAAAGGTTTTTATAAATTCCTATTAAATCATTATATTGAATAAGATGAGATTGCCGCACCCTAATCTCATCGCCGGTCTTAGTGATTTTAGTTGTTAGAGCGGACAATTCATCGGTCTTGGCCTGAAACATCGCATGATCAAATGCTGTTTTTTTGACAATGTTCCCCTTGTCGATACCCAAGGCAGTGCCGCACTCTGGGCAGGAATGGCTACCTTTGTTGAGCTGCATTAGATCCACTGTACGCGAGAGGTCTCGGGCGCTCTGCTGGTAAGCACCATGTCTATTCTCGAGTTCCTGGATTGATCTCTGTAATGCATCGCCAACAGTAGATCCTCCCAGCTCCAATCCCAAAGAGGTAACGAAGCTGTCTTTTTTTTCATTCCAATGCCAAAACTCAATTACCTTTTGATATTGTTCTTTTTGGTGAGTATTTTCAATCAATTTTTGCTCTAAGTCATCCCTTTTATTGATTTTTTGCTGAAGAGTTTGGAGCGTTTGTTGTTTTTTGGCAATAGAGTCTAACAGTTCCACCCTTCTGTTGTTAAGATTGTTTTTTTGCGTTTTGTTGAAGTGATTTTGCTGAATTGCCGCAGATAGCTGCGCAATCGTTTTAGAGCAGGCTAAGATCTCTTCATTTGCCTTATTCAACATATTGTAATTATTAATAATTTGTTCATCCGTCATACCATTTGGTGTGACTGTGGCATTCAGTTGAATTAACAACACACCAACCTGATTTTGCAAAGACTCTTTTTCACTTTCCATTTTGGCCTGTTGCCATTTCATAGCATCCAGCGCAGCATCCACCTGTTGCTTAATTACAGCAAGTTTGGACCTAAACAGCTCAGGGTCCACTGAACCAGCCACTAACCGCTGCACAAACCTTAATTGTTCTGCCGGGGTTAGTGATAAAAGAGAGTTTTTCTGCTTTTGTTGTATATAGGAACTGGCCATGAATTCATGAACATCCATTCTTAAAGCATTTTCAATTAGCTCTTCCCCTTGAGCGTCTGGCTTACCATTTACCAACAAAGACCTAGAGCCACGTGATCGTGTGATGTTAAGTCCCCATGCCTTCAATTCAACACAACTCTTTGTGCTGCCCCATGGTTGAACATCATCCCCATCTCCCCACAACGCTTCCCGCATGGCCTCAAAGACTGATGTTTTGCCCGCACCAGAAGGCCCTGAAAGCATGACTAAGCCAGTTTCGGGTAATTCTATGGATAAGTCACTAAATTGCTTGAATTTTTTTAGATTTAGGTGGATCATGTCTCATCCACCACCTGTTTAACTAAATCCCTAATCTCTTCAGACTCTGTTTGTGTCAGTTCCATCAAAGAGTCGATAAAAGAAACAGCTCTTTTTTCTCTTTGCTGGGATGTGGAGTTAATTGGAGTAAACACCACTTTAATGTTTTTGGGGATGTTTTTCATCCTTTTGCTTAATGCCGTTAGATCTTCCTGCGTTCCAGAAACCAGGACTTTTATGGAAGAGAGTGTTTTTTCATTCCATTTGTGCGACTCAAATTCCTGAATGGTCATCTTCAAGATTCTTTTTGTGGGCAATCCAAGACAAATTTCCTCGACGTCAAATCCTCTTTGGTTGGTGGTGAGTATAGACACGGTTTTGTCAGCTGAGTCTTCATTTTCAAAATGGATGTCGTACGGAACTCCTGGATAATACAAGTTTTTTTGTAGCCACTGTTTGGTGTGAATATGGCCAGACACCAAAAGTGGGTTGGTAATTGGCCATGAGTTGGCAGAGGTGCTGACTAAACTGCCCATTATTGCACCACTGAATTCATTGTGGGTGAAAAGTATGTGATATTTTTGATTAATTTGCTGCAATGCCTCATTAAATTTCCCATCCACCACAAAAGGAATAAAAGCAGCCAATACATCTCCAACCATATATGTCACTGGCTTATCAATAATGAAAACATTGGGAATGGTCTTGAAAGAATTAAAAAAATGTTCTTCAGAGCAAAATTGGTTATTGTTAATAAGGTCGTGATTGCCGACGACATAATAAACATTGGTCACGGTACTTAATTCAACGAAAAAATTAAATAACCTGTTCAGGACCGGGGAGGAGATCATGTCCCATGAATCATGGTAATCCCCTAAAAGTACTATGTTTTTTATTTTCCTTTGCTCGATCAGCATTAGCAGCTCTTGCTGAAACATATCCGTCAATAAAGCATTGTTTTTCTTATAGTGAGCGTCGCCAACACATAGGATCATACAATCTCCATACCTAAATTAGACATGGAGACAATAACAGCTTATTGGCAGTGGCGCAACTATTTGGCCAAAAAGGTGTGTCCTATGCCAATAGAAATAACGTCATAGTACTGAATATATTGGGAATTTCTGACTCTTAGTTCTAAAAGATAATCTACAGTTCCCACTTCTACAAAATTCGAGTCAGAAAGGATTATCCCCAAATGTGGAACTGTCCTAATCCCGGTGAGGGGATAGTATTTTGCAGGGTATTTGTCAGGCAATTTGGCAAAGGTGTTTTTGTTGTCTGTGTTGTATAAAATAGAGGTTCCGATATATAAGTTACTGAATTTTAAGGAGCTTTTTAAACCAAAAGTATGAATTGGATAGTCAGACACAATAATCGGTGGCGTATAAGCCCTCATGAAAAATAACTGATAGTGCCGCTCATACAAACCGCACCCAAGTGACAGGGCTCCCAAAAAGGCGCCGCTCTGTGCCGAGCAGTACAAATTTTCCATTCCCAGTGCCAGATTGGATGTCAATGGTGCCGAAAACAAACCTATTGTTGCAATTATTTTACTGATTTTCATATGATACCGCCTGTTTACAAATATGCTTGTCTTGTGGCTTACAATTCTCAATAGACACGGCCCGGCCATTAATTGAGACAATTGCATATTCCGGCACTCTGCCCACCACATAAACTCGATTCCCCGGGTTTTGCTCTTTGTGTGTGTGGCCATGTAAAGACATTACAGCTTTCTGACGAGCCACCAACCATCGTTGCTCAGCCTCTATTGGTAATGCTTTGCTGTTTGGGGGCTGATGTGCAAATACAATAGAGTTGGGTGTAATACTTTCCTCTAACCACCCAATATCAACTTCATTTTCCCATTCATAACTATTGTTGTTCCAGAACACAAAACGATAGCCGTTATACTCAAACCAGTAATTTAATGGACCAAACATCTTTTTGTAAATTTTTTTGCCATAATTCAGTCCATCGTGATTTCCCACCACTGTAAAAACCGGAACCCTGCTTTTTTTAATGATTTTTCCAAGGATGTCCCATTCGGCGCTCCAACCAACGTCTGTTAGATCTCCAGCAATGGCTATAAAATGTAGGTCGTCACGTTCATTAAGATATTGAATAGATTGATAAAAAGATTCAGGAACGGCTTGGGTATCGCCAATAATTGCAAAAACAAGAGGTGTTTTTTTGTCAATTTTGTATAGAGCTTCCATGTGCTTCCTGGTCAGATCTGAGTCAGATATGTTTACTTGCCAAGGCGATGGTCGGCATGATATAGCCAATACCAAAAAAACGATAAATAATTGAAACATAAAGCCCCCCAATAAGGTGAAGTCTCAATTACTTATCGGCAAATCTACTTAAAAACTTAAGAGTTTTTATTTTTTGAATGATTTGGCTGGTTTACACCCATCATACACCATCATTTTAAAATTTTCAGGCTCTAATGTGGTGAGGATGTCTTGGTGCAAAGAGTGGAGGTTTTCATTTAGAGTATTAATTCTGTCTTCCGTGCTTGTTTGGGCCTCCTGGGTGGACTTGGACGTGTCATTCATTAACTTTTCTATTCTGGAGAATTTCATGTCCATCATGTCCATAATTCTGAATAATTCAGATGTTTTATGGTTAATGTCTACTCCAACCATAATAATTCCAGTCATGTTAATAACAGATAGTACAAATAACAATACTAGCGCTGTGGTGTAATTATTTTTCATTGGCATTGACCTTTCCTGAAACGCGGTAAACACGTAATGGCTTATTTCTGTCTATGGCTGTATGGTCTGGAGTGCTTTCGAAGCACGTGTCATATTTTTGGCCACCAAACAGCTTTATTACTGCTTTGTCACGATCCCCTGTAAAAACATAACCATCCGCAAAGAAAGAAGAACCAGATAGCGGCTTGATCGAGAGTGCAATAATAAATGCTGGATTCTGAATCCCAATATAAAATGGCACATCAGCAATTTTGGCAACATCATGAATTTCCAACAAATAGGATTCACAAGCATCAGGGCCTAAATTGTTATTTTTAACAGTATTGACAGAGCCAATACCAGAAGAATGTGACAAAAACCAAATCACCTCAGAGTGGGATAGGACATCATCCTTTGGTGGTGTTGGATTTGCAGAAACACACCCAAAAAGCGTTAGTAAGATAAAGAATAACCAACATAATTTACTCATAAAAACTCCAAAAAGTTATAGGTTAATGGTGAGGCGCATTACTTCACCACGCTCCTTATCAAAGATAATACACGAAGTGTTGCGTTTTGCAATATATCCATTTTCAACCGTATATGCGTCTTTTGCTGTTAGGGTATTGAAAGACTCTATGGTCAGTCCGCCATCCTCTATGACCGTTTTATGGTGAATATGGCCAGTTAGCCAAATGCGATATTTTGTTGCACTCCAGTCTTTGTGTGCTGCCATAACCCCAAGTAATCGCTCTTTTTTAATTAATCCGTGGGTTACGCCAATCAAATTCTTTCCAAACCTAAAAAAGGAAAAGGCTCCAGGCTTAGTATCGACAGATATGTTTTTTTCCCCTTTATATCTTAGTGCTAGTGCCTGATTGAGCCAAGTGGCCATGGTTTCATCATGGTTTCCTTTAGCATTAATGACATGAACATGTTTGTGTTTTTTTCTAAGGGTTTCGATGAGCATTACCTGGACTTGAAGCCCAATCCTAACCATTTTGTCGTAACGACTATCTTTATCCAAATGGTGGCCAGACCTTTCTGTAATGCCCTTCGTGTTTTCGCAATGAAACCAGTCACCTACGTTTACCAGCACCGCAGTGCCGCAACTTGGGGAGTTGTTAATCAAGGTACTAAATACCTCTTTATACAATCTCTGGGCAATTTTTAGGTCATAATCCTCGCCGGTCTCTTCTCCCCATGACAATAAGCCAAAATGGGCGTCCCCTATTGGGTATACGGCAACTTTAGTTGGGTCGTATTGAGGAGCTGGAATAACCGGCTTCACAACATTATCGGGCATTCTGGATGATAAAACATCCAAGGCCGCGTCCATAAATTTCTTTATGTGCTCCATTTTAGGTACTTGGATTACCCATTGCTGCCTTAGTTTGCCATCGCTATCGTAATTAGTGGACACTCTTTTGAGTTGGTGGCTGTCAGGAATCTCTTTTGTTAAGCCTAGTTGTGGCATATAACCTTTGGCAACAGCTCGGTAATAAGCATTTTTAACAGCAGATTCAGAAAAGCCCAAATATTCACCAATTTCCGCAAAGCTCATCTCTTTTTTAAGGCGCAAATGCCCAAGCTTAAAAATCATCTGCTTGGTCCACACCACACCATCCACAACCTTCGGGTCATTTGTTTGTTTATTTTTAGTCGTCACTTAAAACTCCTTCTTATCTGATGCTGATTGATTGTTTGTTGACGGTGAAAGCTTTGTAGTCCATAACTTGATCTGTAAGGTACTGCATTGACGCAAAATTTGTTTTAACAATAAATTTACGACCAACCCCGTCCCTTGTCTTCTCTAGAGAGAGAACGGCTTGATTGTCTGCCTTATCTTTTTCACTGCGATTAATAGATATAATTAAATCACATACTTGAGATAAGTCGTAAGATCCTGCCAAATCCGTGATGCCCAATGTTTCGCTGTCCCTGTGTCTTTTTCCGCCTTCGCGATTTACTTGCGCAAAGTCTACGCAGATTTTATCGTACTTTAGCGCAAAATCCTTTCTGGCGCTATAGGCCAGATGCATTTGTTCGTGTTTTTTATCCCCTTTGCTGTATTTTGCGATATGGCCGGTGTAGTCCACAATGTCTACTGCCGGCACAGGCAGACCTAATCTGCGCTTTTCCTCATCTGCTTCGAGTTTGATTTGGTGTATCTGATCAATGCCATAAGAATAACAAAAATCGATCGTTATGTACGTTTCCACATCCGCAATGGCTTGTTTTATCTTTCCGCGCTCTTCTATGGTTAAAGAGCCAAAATGCTGCTTAATCCTACTGGCTTCAATTCCAGTAAGTGCTGACATTAACTTAGAAAAGAAGGATTTTTCTCGATCTTCCACTACGGTAATATGTGCATGGATTTTCTGCTTAATACAGCGTACCAAAATGTGATGGGCCATGACTGATTTTCCACCGCCAGTGGCGGCAATAAAAACATTTAAAGTCTGTCTTTCCAGTCCGCCTCCAATTGCTTCGTCAAATTCCCTACCGCCTTGAGTTGTTTGGCTGGAAAGAAACAGGGTGGTTTTAATAATGCCCATCTGCCTGTCTTTCCACTCCTTATCCATAACATCATAGTAATTACGAATATCAAATCTTTGGAATTCCGCAGCCTTAAGCCGAGTCATTTCTGAGGCAGTTTGTTCCAAAATATTTAGGCATGACTCGTAATCCCCAACCCCATACTTACTGGCCAAAAATTTAGAATTATTAGCAATAACCATAAGTTGCATATATTGAATAAACACATCAATATATCCATCATCTTTTCTTTTTTGCAGTAATTCTGTGTCATTATTAATGGCATTTTTAAAAAATTCATAATCTTTATTGGGGGTTTCAAGGCTAAAGTTCTTAACGGCCTGGTCAATCGTTGGAAAGCTGGGGATTTTGGAAATATCCTTAGTCACCGCATGAAGAGCTACAATCAACCCCTTTGCTAATGGCCTAACATCACTACTTAAAAAATGCGGGTTTTCAAATTGTTTTTTATAGTCTTGTACTTTACCCTTTTCTACCAAAAGGCAAAAACCCGCCGCTAAGCTCGAAGCTTCATACTTCGAGACTATGTGTGATTTTTCAGTCATGTCAAGTCCTTAGGAGTGTTTTATCGCCTCTGAGTATGCTTTAAGGTCAGCCGTCCGCTCTGCATCAATTATATTTTCGGATGTTTTCGTATCTAATTGTTCCCAACTATCCAACAAGGGGATATTCATATAAGTGTTTGTCGACAAAACAGTAACAAAATTAACTGGTTCTGGTTTCCCCCATTTATGTTGGGGGAACCTCTCAGACACTTCACTCACAAAACCTAGCACAGTGACCGGGTTTTGACAACAAAGACATTTAAAATACCTCAACACGGCTGTTACGCCTCCTCTTCATCCCGACTCAAATCTCTGAAGGCGTATCCACCCAATGTGGCTATGTTGCATCCCAGTGCCACACCATTGCGGATCACTCCCACAACTGTCTCCACCGAGTCCAGGACTTTAAGATCGGTAGCTAAACCAAACTCTACGCCATTTTTCCCAATCCTAAAACCACTAACGCCGTCTATGGGCACGGAAATGGTTTTGTTGGTGTCATAATTCTCCATGACGGTTGTGTGTATTTTAGAAAGTGCACCAAATAGCTCCGGGCTGACGTTGGCTAGCTGCCCTGCCCTGATATAAGACAGGCCGCCACCAGGTAGAGCGCCGGACTTAAGGCATGCTTGCGCAGCCTTAGAGGCATCATCAAAACGATCCGCTCTTTCGCACAAATCCGGCAATGTACCGCCGCCAATCTCAATCCTAACTAAACCCTCAGCCAATTCAGCATTTCTCAATGATGTGAATTGACGATCAAAGTCGGTTTTGGCCGCCGCAATGATGGAGTTATTTTGAGCTACCCGCTTTTCTACCCAATGGTCATTTGAACGACCCATAAACATGGTCGAATTTGGAGTTATGGTTACGCTCTTACAGGTGCCAAAAAATGTGGCATCAACATTTTTATAGGTGCCACCATCAATTAGGTACTTATCATCAATGCCGCAATAAGACGCAATATCTTTAAGTATTTGTAATTGTGAATACATTTCAGCAGTTAGTTTTGGCTTAACTACAAAAGCCGGATATCCACCCTGAGGAACCACTGTTCTGTTTAAAATCATGATTTTATTCATGAGTTCATCGGATACATCATAAGCAACAATCAGCAGTGGCGCTTTTGATCCACCCCATGCTTTAAGTATTGGATCTAACTGCTCTTTTAGTAACATATTGCCATTAAAAAGCGCCACAATAGGATTGGCCCATACAATAGGGGCAAACGAAGCCGCTTTTTGATCCGCAGTACCTGCCACGACCAAATTGTATTGATAGCCACCAACATTGCCATACCCATCTTGTCTATGTATGCTGTATCGAGTTGATGTTGCTGGGTTTTTTTCTACATGCAAGGTTCCATAAGCGGATGTATAGCCAATAGCTTCCATAACCACATTAGTAAGCTCCTCATCCCCATTAGAGCTAGTAAGTGCTACTGACCGAACAGCCTCATCAGACTTAATTGCATCTTTCTTAATAGCCTCAATGGCATGCTCCGCCTCAATCTCTAATTGCCTTGCTTTGGCCTGTGGCGATCCAATTTTTTTCTTTTGAAGTTGGTGAATGGCGTTTGCCACTGCAGACGCCAAAATAATGCTTGAGGTTGATCCATCCCCTGAGGCTAAAACTGAATTATTGGATGCCTGTTTGCAATAATGCAGCACAGCCTGTACGGCCGGATCAGAAAACCATAGCGACCGCAAAACCGTCAACCCGTCTTTAGACCAGGTTGGGGATAGTTTCCCATAAATGCTTTTCTTATCAAACCCCCATGGCCTACCTCCAGGCCCCAGAGTGCTGCCAACGGCACTAGCTATTAACCCCAAAGCCTTCACCAGCTCATCCCTAGCTTCCTGACCAACCTTAACTGTTTTAAACTCTTTATCCATTCTGTTTGCCCTCATACAACGTAATGACTTTTTTAGCCTCTTCGATAGTTTTTGTGTATAATTGCACACTTACATTGTGTGCCTGACAAAAACCAAAGATGCTTGGTAATTCTGACTGTTGCCACCCTGTGGCATAAATAAACTTAACGGTTTCTAGAGGTTTGGCAAGAGAGAGCATCATTAAATTTGCTTCCCAAGAAAACCGTTGGTAAGTTGGCGCAAATGGCTCATGCTCTTGCTGTCCCAATGCCCATATGTTCGCAGCTGCCCTGTGGCCAGCCTCGGCAAACCATTGCGTCTTTTCCCCATCAGGAGACTGTCCCTTATAAAGGATAACGGCCCATTCAGACAGGGACAATAAGCCATTACTACTTCCTGTTGCCTTTTCATATGACAGGGTGATGTAATCGTAGATATGAAACAGGCTCTTAATGTTGCGAAGAGCTGCTGGCTTTTCATTCTTTTTGTGCCTAAACAGGCCAAGCACTAAGTGCCTAGAGGAAAAAGAATTGTACAGGCGTTCTTGTAAGTCGCGCGCCTCTGCTTCATCGGTGGGAATGTTGATTACAGACCAGGCCGCTTGAGGAAAAACAATCTTAGACAAATCATTGGTCTGGTCTACATGGATTAGACCGTCTTTGGATGATAACATGGCAATCTCTTTGGAAAAGAGTAAAAGAATTAAGTGTTTACCCCTGAATGGGGAACTTTTAAAACTCTATCTGTTTTTTTGGGGAATGTCAATAAGGGATACTATCCTGAGGGGCAAAGAAATGGCCTATCTTTGCGATACTCCTTAAGAAAAAAGAGGTATTTCTCACACATTCTCATGATTTCTCTATAAGACCGTCGCTTATGTCGTGGTCGCACTTCCTGCTTTTTAATTATCTTGGTTGCCGCCTCCAATGGAGACATCTCCAGATGTTTAATAAAGTGACGAGCATCGGCCATGATGTGTTCGTTGGCCTTCCCGTCTTGGTATGGAGCCTCAACATCGTAATTTTCTTTTTGTTTTTTAACAAACTCTTTTGGCTTTTCTTTGGAAAGCCTCTCATCTACCTGATCAATTACTTTTTGCAGTCGTGGACCAATTCCATAAACCTTAGGTGTCTTTCTACACAAGCCAGCACTATCTATAACTATCTTAGTCTCTTTAATAACAACCAAATATCCGCTTTGAACTAATTTCTTGAGAGCAAGTGAGCAATATGGCTGCTCAAGTCCCGTCTCTTTCGCCATAAAGCTTTGATGTAAAAAGCAATTTTTCCTAAATAGGAAGCCCAAATGTTGGGTAAGGTGTGAGGCAATAATGTGAGCGTTTTTGGTTTGAAAAAGACCAGCGTTTCTTATGGACTTGGCTATTGGTCCAATATAAGTCTTCCATTTGTTTTCTTTTTTTTCCTTTTGTAGAGTGCGCTTTTGCCTTTGTTTTTTTGCCTTAGCCTCTATTTCTTGTTCAATGCGTTCTTTGATGATTGTTTGTGAATTTTCAATATGTTGGACAATTTCTTCATACCTTTCAGCATCTGCTGTTTTAGCCTCTTCCATAAGCATATGAATATTGTCTAAGTGGCGTTGTGCAACTTTTGCTGCTAATCGATCCCTTTCATCAGGGGTTAAGTCTGGATTATCGATATTGGCCCTAGGATAAAGGAGTTTGGCTGGCCTGGCAGGATTAAGAACCATATTATCCAAATTATGATAGAAACTATCCCACCCTAAATAAACTTCTTCCCCTAAGTGATTGTTTTTATTTAAAGATCCTGTAAAAAACCAATGAACCAAATAAGGATCTTTATTTTCTTTTCTTTTGGTAATTCCAGCCATTCTAATTTTAGGCTGAAAGTACCCATTACTTAAGTGCCTGTAATCAATGCCCCTTTTAATTAACTCCTGTTCAGCTTCCTTGTCGGTCTTAGGAAACTTAACCATTCCAGCTATTTTGGAACAAAAGAACACTCTATTCTGATGGGTACCAAGAACACCTTCCCTTTTAGGGAACCAAAACAATAGATGGAAATTACATGGACCAGTCTGCGCAATGATAATTGGCATTGGCACACTTCTATTTTCAAAATCTTCAACAATATCGGTTGGTTGTTTGTATGTTGGGTGATCATCAATATCAACAACATAATACTCATGGTTATTAGGAACCATGGTTGGATAGTCATTGTGGTATCCCGTGAAAGAGTCATACAACTCTTCTGCACTATCCTTGGCTTCAGGAACCTTAATTGCCCATTTGGTAAAAAAGGCCCAGGCCTGTAAGTCCGGGACGTTTACTACTGCTTTTTGGAAGGTCTGTACAGAAACATTGGACCATCTCGGTCCAGTATTGCCATCAATACAAGCATCTCTGCGTGAGCTGATGGTAAATCTCATGTCTTGATAATGCTTAAGAAAAAAGTTAGTCTTAGCCATGGCTTGATAAATCTTGCTACTATCTATAGGCAGAAAGACACTATTGGGATGAGCGGGTACCTGATGCCATCTAGGCTTTACTAACCTAGTAGGGCTCTTGTTGTTTTGGTCAGCTTCTATTTCTTTGGCAGATCTCTTTTTGACTTTTCTATAGTAATGGGTGCTGTATACCCTACCAGAAGTAGTGGTATATTTGCGTACACAAGTATACTCAAATCCTAATTCTGACAATGGTTTTGCTGTTTTAGGGTCTTTTTGTGGCTGAACTAAAGATATTGGCTTAAACAGATAAGGGGTGCCATAAGTATTATCACCACTACTAACCTCTGATTCCCAAATCTCTTTAAGGGGGAAGTCTTCAGGCAAACTCTTCTGTTGGACTAACTTCTCTAGACCTTTTTCATGTCGTTTTTTTCTTTTAGGTTTAACGTAAAACATCAATATCCTTGGCAGAAACAACAAAAGACAAAAACAAATTTCCCAGACTGTATTTTGCCATATTGGTGAGGGTTTGTATATAGTTAGATTACTAGATCATAACCCAAAAAGTGGCTTATGCCAGTCCTGAACAACATTTTAGCAATGATTCTCTCGGACTATCATCAGGTCATTATAAATTATCGCCATTAGGAGAATATAGATAGGAATAAGATGTGAAGGTGAGGCAATGTTACCATAGGCACCATGGACCTTAACAGAGTGCCAAGGCGATAGACTTGAGAGGAATAAAAAAAGGACCACCCAAAATGAATTAGGTGATCCAACCTCGGAAGACCAGGCGAAAGTGCTTTCTCTGCCCCTTTCAGGAGTACAACAAGAAAGCTAATACTCTTATCGGATATTTTTAAAAAAACCTTTAGGGGATACTTTTTTATCAATGATTTTCTCGGACTATCATCAGGTCATTATAAATTATCGCCATTAGGAGAATATAGATAGGAATAAGATGTGAGATGTGAGTTGTGCTGATAGAGAGTATTAAGATAAAATTTGAAAGTGATTGGGAAGAAACCTAAGAGAGTTTAGTTAAATGACAAATAGACCACCTCTAAAGGACAGGAACAGCAAAACAGGACTTATTGGGTTAGGGCCTATTCCAGGTAAAGCCCCAGTGGCTAGTTTTAATATTTCTGGTATAAATAACCTTTTAGAGACCAAGTCTTTTGATGCCATTCATTATTCAGGAGCCTATTTTCCTGAACAAGATTACATGGGTATGCCTGTTGATCCTAATACTCAGGGAGCAAAGAGAGGATTAATCTACTACTCTGCCCGTAAGCTTGGTGTTATACCTCAGCAGTTTAAGATTGAAGATCGCCTTAATGCTCAGGGCATTTGGGGAATTGGCAGTGTATTAATGAATGTAACTGGTCATTATTTTGATGGTGATAAGGAACAAGTTCATATTTCTCATAGAGATCTGATAGTTATACCTACTTTGACTGATAAAATGAAAGAGAAAGTTCCCTATCATGTTACGGGGGTTTTAAAACTTAAGTATCGATGTTTGGGAGTGGACTATTTGACAGATGGAGTTACTTCTTTTCAGCAAGGGTTTGATTTTGATGTTGATAATGGCATGGTACAGTGGCGTGATAATGGACGTAAACCAGTAATAGAATTAGGAAAACCACCCATTTTAAGTATTGTTTATTGGCATACACCGATTTATGTGGTGCAAAACATGCTACACTCCTTAAGGATGGTTCCAAGTAATGAGATTGGTCATGGTGGATCTCCCAGGGATGCTACTTATGTGTCGCAGCAGTTTGTGGCTAAGCCATCAAATATAAGTGAGGAGGCGGATTTGTTGGATTGGTTGGCTTTGCCGGACTATTCCGAATATCCTGACTCAAACAATTCAACGGGTGGAACTTAATTTTTAGAATTAGTTTAGTTAAATTAGGGATTTATGTATGACTATTAAGATTCAGAACAAAGACCAACAAAAAGAGCTTCAGAAGGTGCTTAGCTCTTATGTGACGGTAGCTACCCATAAGCTTGGCCGAACACCTTCCTTAGAGGATTTGATGAAGTTTTTGAATGGGGAAGTTGATTTGGGGGATGGGGATGTTGAGGAAGGTAATGCGGTTGAAAATGCCCCATCCAATGGGTCTGGTGTTGATTCTGTCCCACCTTCTGTGCCGGAAGAGTCTGAGATTGAGGATGATAATGCCGAGCCAGATTTGATTCATACTAAGGCCTATTACGGAATAGGTGAGGGTGGTAAGCCAGATCCTTCCAAAATTCTTTTTTATGAAGGCAAGGATGGTCGTTGCTATGACTGCCACAATAAGACTACTCTTGATGGTAAACCATTATGGTTAGACAGCCTACCTAGTAGGCCTCTTGAAGTACATGACAAAGATTTAGTGCATGCAATTTTACATGGTCAGGTTTCAGATCGTGATTTTAGGCTTTTGGATAAAAACGGTTTAATGTCAGATACTTGCAAAAGATTGTGGGAGCTTTCTAGTCATGCTCATGAATATTCCAAGCAGCTTGAGGGGATGTCTGATCAAGAGACGGCAGAACCTCTTGTGAAATCTGAAGATGCCTTAACTTTTATGACCTCATTGCTTAAAGCGTCTGGCTTAAGTCACCATGAGTTGGACATTTCTGATGACGAGATGATTACTCCTGGTGAGGATGTTTTTAAAAAGATTTGGTCAGCTTGCCTTGATCGTTCTTTGGATAAAAAGATTGAGGCTCGTGTTAGGGAAATTGTGCGTGAAGAGATGCAAATGGCTGGGGGCGTAATTGGTGAGCCTGAATTGCCTGAGTTTCAAATAGAAGAGTAAAATGAAGGACTTAAAAGACACAATTGATTTTATGGTAGAGTATGTGGATGCCGTTAAGACCGGTGTTCACAACTTTATTCAGGTATTGCCTATATTGACTCGTCAGCAAATAGACCGAGAGGCTGCCAAAGTATTACACGATACTAAAGACCATTATATGTCAAAAGTGTCTGTTAAGTTGGATGATTATGTTCTAGTTGTGGATATTGATAAGGATGATTGGCTAGCCAATGCCCTTGAGAAGGGTGTCTCCGGGTTTAGTTTAAAGCAAGGCCATTTAAAGTCCCCCAAGGCAAAAATATCTAAGCAGGGATATCGGTATATGGCCATCCCTTTGTCTGCGAAGGTTGGTAATCCTGATCATAAGGGAACTGACAAGGGCGCTTTTTACCAAAAACGAATTAATGAGGTTCTGGCTGCCCCTAAGTTTGGAATACGACAACTTAAGTCTAGGGTGTCTGGTAAGTTGGTGGAATCTCAGCAAGTTATCCATGGAGATCCATTTTTGCAAGGACTGCATAGGGTTAGGGTTTTTGATTCTGCTCAAGAAATGGCCACCAAAAAGAACAAGCCATGGCAGTATATGATGTTCAGGACCATGTCTGAAAATCCGCTTTCTGTTTCCAAATGGGAACATCCCGGAATTGAAGAAAAGAGAATAATGAGAACGGTTGATAGGTGGCTAGAACAAAACATGGACACCTTGCTGGATTCTTATATTAAGGCTGAAGTGGACAAGTTGGGGGATTTATGATTGGTATTGTTGATTTAATTGTAATTCAGACACTTAGGGATGGTTTTGATTTTGTTTCCAAAAATCCACACCATATTCGATTTGCTTTAGGTGGGTATCAGTCATGCCCGCTGATGGTTTCTGAGCATATTTTTAAAGAAAGTGTTGAATTTATTAAGAATAATAGGATTTACATTGGCCCTTATCATGAGCTAAAGGCTGAGGATCAAATTTCTTTGGCCGTACAGGCCCAAGGCAGGGAGAAAGAACAGTTCATTGGGGATGTTGGGTATTCCCAAGAAATAGCTGAGTTGCAGGGCAGCGCCACCACGTATTCCTCATTTACGGCCCAGGGATTTACGGCTGAAAGAGATGGCCTGATTGTGCCCTTGTCCTATAATTTAGAAAAAACCGTGTGGATTGGGCAGTTTATTGGAAATCATCAATTTTCATCCGTGATTGTTGGGCTGGTCAAAACAACCTCTAACTACATGATATGTTTAAGGGATGTTGTGCCAGAAGGAACTGATCTTAGGGGATGGAGCACTTTTAGTGATGTGTCAGGTGTGGTCGGTGATGTTGGGCAGTCAATGGATGATGTTCAGGTGTCCCTCTCTTTGCTTACCCACGGCGATCCTTCAGTGCATCGTTTATATTCAGTCATGACTAGGTATATTTTAAAAAGATCACGAATGCAATTAATTAGTTATGGATTGTATAATCCAACTTTTTCTTATTCTGCTTGTCAGTTAGTGGACACTGACCTAATGCGGTTTGAGTCAATGATCAGTATCAGTGGTTTGTTCGTCGATGCTTGGATTGAGGGAGAAAGAAACGCAACGGATCGTACTAGCAGAATGACAATTGAGTGGATTGCCACATCTCCTGGTAAATCCGATGTTCCTCTTGGCTAATGTATGGATTTTTATAGCAAAAAAAAGAAATACTTTGCTTTAGAGGTTTTCCCGGAGTATGTTTTGGGTGAGGATGAAGAGGGTCTAGTGGAGTTAATTCCTTATTATGACATTGATCGTGATGAGGATGTTGACACTGAAGAATCATCAAATATTGTTTCATTAGGGTGGTACAAATGGCTAAAAAGAAAGAACCAAGAGAAATAAAAACGTCAGCTTCGGCTATAGAGGATACGCTGCCGCTGGGTGATGAGATTAGCTCTGATGCATGGGACATTTTTGAGTCTGAAGAGCCAGTCGCGGATGTGGCGCCGCAACCACAACCGGCTGTCGTTCCCGATCCTGTCCCTGAGCAGGTGTTGGACCTCCACGATGCCGCCAGAAGGTTCATTCCTGGGTTCCAAGAAAGATGGTTTCCTGGCATTTTGGCCGAGGCGAAATCTATGGGGTTTTCAGGATCAGGCACAGTTTCTGAATGCTTAGCCGTATTTCGTCGCTGGGGCGCCAAAGTTTAAAAAAATAAACCGGCTAATTAGCCAGTTATGAATTTTGTAATTAAAACAGTGTGTTATCCATGATTATGAGTGATGATTGTACGCCAAACAGTGATAAAATATTTTGTGATGGCGTCTTATCCCTTCACCCTCTTACCATGGAGTTTGCGCCTTGCAGACCGTTGAGCAAAAAATGGAAACCCGACAAATGCGCGAATTACGAAAGCAAAATTCAAAATTAAAAAGAGAAAACGCACACTTACGAAAACAGTTGTTGCGTTTTGAAAATAGTATGTATGAAGCGGAAGTGGATGAGGATGCCGCTTATGTGGATGGTGTGACTGCCGGTCTTTTTGCTAAAAAAGACAATGAGGCAGAGAAGTTGACATGTCCAGGTTGTGGTGTGTATAATGTCCATTCATTCGTCTTGTTGTCCAAAAGGATGATTAATTGTTTGGGCTGCGGGCACCGTGGTTGGGCTGTATCAAATCAAGATAAATAAAGATTTCTTAATAATATTAAAAACTTAGTTGAGGGGTTGTATGACTCAGTGGTCTAATTTTGCCAAATTTGTGTTTGCAAGGACGTATTCAAGAAATGACAATGGATACTTTGAGAACTGGGAGCAAATGACTAAAAGGGTCGTGGCAGGAAATACCAGCAACCCAGACCATATTTTTATCAATGAGCGGGAACTGCTTACAGACCTGATGATGAAACGTAAAGGTACGCCCGCTGGACGCGGTCTGTGGATGTCGGGCACCACAACTCATAGTCGTTTGGGCGGAGCAGCCTTATGTAATTGTTGGTATTTTTCTATGGATGATATTTTCAAGCTGGTCACAATTGAAGATCTTTTGATGCTTGGGGGTGGGATTGGTGCATCGGTGGAGCACCGCTTTGTTTCCAAAATTAAAAAAGTGAAGCCTGGTGTTAATGTTGTTTTGAAGAACACCAAGGACGCTGACTTTATTGTCCCTGACTCCCGAGAGGGTTGGTGTGAGCTCACAAAGAAGATTTTGGAATCTTTCTTTATTACAGGGAAAAGCTTCTCATATAGCACGGTATGTATTCGGGGCGCCGGCGAGCCTATAAAAGGATTTGGTGGCGTATCTTCAGGGCCAATGGCCATGCATCTTTTTGTTGAAAAGGTGTGTAGAATTTTGCAAGCCAGGGGGAAAAAACATTTACGACCCATTGATGTCGCCGACTTGATTTGCTGCACCGGCGAGCTGATCGTTTCAGGAAACATACGCAGATCAGCACTCCTCCTCCTAGGAGATCCATGGGATAAAGAATACCTGAAGTGTAAAAGGTGGGATCTTGGAACCCTTCCTACAGAAAGAGCCATGGGCAACTGGAGCGTAGTTGCTGAGAACGTTGAAGATCTCCATCCCCTGTTTTGGGAATCTTATTTAAATGGAGAGCCTATTGGACTATGTAACCGAAAGAATATGCAAAAATATGGAAGGATGGGTGAACTAAAGAATGATGATGCTGTTGGGGTTAATCCATGTGCCGAAGCAACCTTAGAGGATGGAGAAAGTTGCAATCTTTTTGAGATCTCCCTACCAAATCTAAATTCGGTCGTGGATTTTGAGCTGGCGGCCACACTAGGTTTCCGTTATGCAAAAAGGGTGGCCTTGGAAAACTACCATCACGAGAACTGCCATGCCATCATTTCTAAAAATCAAAGAGTGGGCGTTGGCATAACAGGATGTCTGGCTAGACCAGACCTGTTCAATAAACAGGTTCTTGATAGGGTATACAAAGTCATTCAAAAGGAAAATTACGAATATTCTAAGCAACTTAACCAACCTGAATCCATTCGGACTACTGTGATTAAGCCAAGCGGGACCTTAAGTAAGGTTTTTGATCATTTATGGTCGGCTGGTATCCATGGTGGATATTCTCGGTATATGATCCAGCGAGTAAGGTTGGCATCAAACGACCGCCTTGTTCCGATCCTGAAGGCGGCCGGATATTATAGCGAACCCGAGGTTAAGTTTGATGGATCTCTTAATCACAATACTCAAGTATTTGATTTTTATGAACAAGTTCCAGATGTTGTTCCTTGTGTAGACGAGGGATGGACTTTGCAAAAACAGCTCGATACCTTGCTTATGGCCCAAGAGTGTTGGTCTGACCAAGCCGTTTCCGTGACGGTTTATTATCGAAAAGAAGAAATTCCTTTTATAAAACAATGGCTTGCAGATAATTACAGCAAACTAAAAACCATTTCTTTTCTGTGTCATAATGACCATGGGTTCAAACAGGCACCATGGGAAGCTATTACCAAAGAAGTGTTTGAGGAGAAAAGCAGCAAACTGAAAGAAGTGGATGTTGAGGCTATGTTTTTATCTGGGGCATCTTCTGTTGATGATTGTGAGGGCGGGGCCTGTCCTATCAAATAAATCCTAAATGCGCCTATGGTGTTAAAAATGTCACATAGACACCATAGGCTAAAAAATACCCAGCCATAACTGACAGAGCCATTAATGCATAAGCGGTAATTGCTGTTTTCATTCTTTGTCTATCCATTCTGTTAAAGTGTTGTCCATCCATTGCCCGTGTAATAATCTCACTATCGGCATTATTCCAAAAAACTTAACTTCAAAGTTCTTGCTTATGATAAAATCTTCATTGTGCCGAATCTTCGCAGTCGTGCGTCTTTATTGCGCACCATGTTTGTTAGGATTCTTTCAGTTAAAATACATAGTTACCTTTTTAAAGCATAAGGGTGGAGATAAAAAATGAGCCTTCCAGCAAACATAAAGTCAATACTAAACAAATTTGCTGATACGCAAATAGCTCTTCGGCTGCCAGGGCTGCCTCTGACCAAGTCCAACCCTATGTTGGGCGACGCTTTAGATGTTGCCTATGCATCTAAATTGGTAATGATTGAAGCGACTTATGATTTTGCATCTATGGGTGGAGCAGTAGGCACTATCAGTTTGGGTAAAAGTTTGCCAGCAGGATCTATTGTGACTCAATTATATACAGATGCTCTCACCTCACTAACATCCGGCGGCGCTGCCACGGTGGCAATTGAGGTAGGATCAGATGTATTAAAAGCCGCAACAGCATTTAACGACGCATCCTTAACCGGCTTGGATGCTCAAACAGGCTTACCAATTAAAACCGTCAATGGTGGAAATTTGGAAGTTGTGATTGCTGGCGCCGCCTTAACTGCTGGTAAAATTAGGGTTATGTTGGCTTACATCAAGCCATAACAATAAACAAAGGGTATATTACTTTTTTCTTTTTGGAGTTTTACAAATGTCTACGCGATTACAATCGTTTATCAAAACCTTGCCTGATCAACTTAAAAGGCTTACAGGTGCCACGATCGCGCTATCCGATATCATCGTATGGCAAGGTACGGTAACTGCAGGTGCCAACATTGGCAAAGTTGCCGCTGTTCTAGATCTGGACAGCTCTACCTGGGCAGACAATAACCGAAGGGTAATCCTTTTGGCTGAGCCTGGAGTTGTTGGTGGTGATGCTTACCGCACACAATCACATCGAGCTGGTCAATTCATTGATGGTTCAAGTTCTTTTAAAGTTTATTTTGAAACCCCAGAAGACTATACTGGTACTCAACATAAGTTCCAGCGAGTGCTTCAACATGTTTTGCTTGGTCAAAATGGCGCACCTTACGAGCTTTTTTATTGTGCCAACGATACTGAGCCTGTTCTACAAGGTGTGAATGGCGGAGTGGCTGACGCATCCTTTACCTCTGCTGGCTTGTACGCACCTTATGGTGGCGTATCTTATGTCGGTGGGATCTAATAGTTAAACAAAATTAGAGGGAAACCGCCATGACAACTAAAAACAAAAAACCAGCATCTTACCAAGAAGTAATAGGTGCGGTCATTGATACCTTGGGTGAAATTGAAAAATTAGCTAAGTCGGCAATAGACAAGGAAGACGAGGATAAAGAAGCTCCTGCTCCTTCCCCTGAAGCTCCCGCTCCTGCTCCAGAAGGTGAAGCTCCCGCTCCTGCTCCTGCTCCAGAGGGTGAAGCTCCTGCCCCACACGATGAAGCAAAAGAAGATCCTATGGCAGACATGGCAGCCCACATGGCTTCAATGTCTGACGAAGACCTTCAAAAGCTTATCGATACCTTTGTGGCAGAGATGGAAAAGCGAAAGTCTGCTGCTGCAGGCGCTGCCCCAATGGATAAAAACTATGACATGCTCATGAAATCCATTGGTGCATTGGCGAAACAAGTTGAAAAACTTGAGCAAAAATTGGAAAAATCCATTGCTGCTCCTGCTCCTGTTGCCAAACCAACAGTCAACTTGAAAACCCAAATGCCAGCATCTAATTCATCTGAAGTGGTTGTTCGAGAAAAAAATCCCCCAATGGCTGAAAAGTTAGCAAAATCTGATGTAAGTAAGTTTTTGTTAAACGAACAGCGAAACGGGAACCTTAAAGTCAATTCTGGATTGTTGGCCAAGGTTGCTCGATGCCGGACCGATGAAGAGGTTGCTGCGATTGTTCAGCACATCCAAACTCTTGGGCTTAAAATTCCTGAGAAAAAATAAATGATGGGCTGATTTGGTCAGCCACTCATTTGTGCCTTTGTTGTTTGTTTTTAAGGATTTGCTTGTACTGAGCAAATCCTTTTTCTTTTTATAATGCTCCCCGCTTTGATAAAATTAATGTGGCGATTTTTATTCACGCTGGGCCAATCAGAACGTTTTACTGGAGCATTCTAGTGCAAGAGATTTTAAAAAAACTCATCCCGATGATCCTAGCTCCAAAAGAGCCATGGCATGATCCTGAGTTGTCGCATAAAGATTTGATGATGGAGCTCTTACTAGAAGAGTATCTAAAACGGAAGTTGCATCAAAGCCCCCTTCAAAAGGCGGACAATCCAATTAAAGAAATGCAACAACGCAAATTTATTGAAGATTCTGTTCAGGACAGGCTTAGTCAAGAAAATTCAGCTAAACCATACACTCCTCCTAAAAGAACTGCTGCAATATCGCCAAGTTATAAAATACTTACCAACATGGAAAGTAATGCCAAAACGGCAAAAAATGCACATGTTGGTGGCTATGTCTCAGCAATTCTCCACCTTGCACCGTCATCGTTGGCCGGTGTTGGGAATGTATGTATGGCAGCATCAGATGGCTGTAAAGACGCTTGCTTAAATACAGCTGGTCGTGGCGGAATGTTTACCGAGGATGCTCCTATCAATACCATTCAAAAGGCCAGGATTCAAAAAACAAAGAGGCTAGTCCAAGATCCTCATGGTTTTTTTACAGATTTGCTGAATGACATCCACAAAACTGTTAGTGCGGCTGATCAAGCGGGTGCAATTCCTGTGGTTAGGTTAAACGGAACGTCTGATCTCGCGTGGGAAAAAATGCAATTGCCACACCTTGGTGGTAAAAACATTTTTGAGGCTTTTCCTAATGTTCAGTTCTATGATTACACTAAAAGACCTGATCGGGTTATGAAAAATAATCATCCAAATTACCATCTTACATTTTCAAGGTCTGAATCCAACGAGCATATGGTAAAGAAGGTCCTTTCTCATGGCCATAATGCTGCTGTGGTTTTTGGTGGAAAGGAGTTGCCCAAGGAATGGCATGGATTTCCTGTCATCTCAGGGGATGAACACGACCTTAGGTTCTTGGATGAGAAGGGTGGAAAGGTTGTTGGTTTAAAGGCCAAGGGAGAGGGTAAATCCGACAAATCTGGGTTTGTTGTTTGGGACCATTCCGGCAATATCAAAAACGAGGCTCCAAAAGAAAGGGTCAGAAATAAGACTCAAGAAGTTGCGTCTCAGGCTCATACAGTGGAATTGAAAAAGTCAGATTCTCCCAGGGTTAAAGGTATCGACCCTCTTTCTGCCAAGGGTGATAAACAACTGTTTCACGACATGACGCCAACACTTAATTACAAAGATATGAGCTCCATAAAACCAACAGCTTCAAAAAATGTGATTAATTATAAGGATTTATCATCACCAAAATCAGAGCCCGTATGGAAGACAAAGCTTAAAAAAGATGACGATATTACCAAAGATCAAGAAGCCTTGTCAAGCACAGGCCCTGATCATCGCTTATGTGACATGGTCAAAATGTTCATCATGGCTTATAAAAAACAAACCGAACCTAAGGCCAAGAAAACAGTCGTTAAAGACTAAGCAAGTGAGATTATTATGACTTTTATCGCACAACCACTAGATGTTATTTCAGCGCCAAACTTTTTTGCGCCACAAGAAAGTTGGAAAATTACTGTTCCTAACGCTGTGACGCTATGGTTTCAACTACTGATTTCCGACAGCCTGGGGGAGCGTCGTTATATCGCTGCCTCAGGATCAGCGCTTAGTGTTATTTTCCAAAGAGCGGACTTAATTTCGAATTCTGTCTCTTTTGGAGTACCAACCAATACAGCACAATCAATCACTAAAATAGCAGCCTTTAATACCAGTGATCGATCCATGCTAAGCTTTGCTTTAACTGCCGATGAATCCACTAAGATACTATCAGGGACGGTAAAGTTTCAGTTGGTGGAAAGTGGGACCACGACTGTATGGGTCCAAAACCACTTGATATCTCGACAACTTACATCACCAGGATTCTAAAATGCAGGATTATAAGTCACATCCATTTCATCAGTATCCACTGTTTGCTGAGGAAATGTCAATTGAGGGCAGCTTTAAGCGCTTTACCTCATTCCCTACGCCAAAATCAGTTTATGATTCAGCTCTATTAGGAATCCCTAAGACACTCCCGCTAACTGGAGAAGTCATACCGATGGAGTTGGCGGCTAAGGCATTGAATTCTGCTGTTGTAGAGATTGAGATGTCTCTTGGGTGTAATTTGTCTGAAGTTCAGCACTTTCATTCCGAAGATTGGTACCCAGATCAAGACCGTCGTTTTTCAGGACATCAGCTGCCTCAATGGCCGGCAACACAAATTATTTCTTATGAGTATAAATACGCACATGTAAATACTCAGGATAACTATAAAGTTCAGCAAATCCCTCCATCATGGCTATCCCTTAGGCAAAATAAAGTCAATATTTTGCCTGGCTCAGGATATTCTGGGACATATTATGTAAATTCAAACACTTCCATACCCACGGGCTTTGGGCCAGGCGGTTTGGTTGGATACACCAATACCTATCGTCCTGAGTCAATACAGATCATTTATAAGGCGGGATTCCCACATGACCATTTGCCATATATGGTGGCCGACCTTATAGAGAGCTGGGCTACATGGAGAATGTTGGTTGATGTTTTGCCGGTATTGTTTCCTACTAATGGTGTGGTGGTTGGGATTGATGGTGTGTCGCAATCATCGCAGCTAAATATTTCTCAAACTTTGTCTGAGCGCATAGCTAACCTTGAAGCGAAAAAAATGGCACAAAGTCAGGCATTTAAGTCTCATTTTGTGCAAAGTGTTAATTGTTGGTTTGTTGGTGTTTAATTGTCATCTATACCAAACCCAAAATTACTTTTTTTCTGTGACTCGAAATTGTTCTTGAATCGCTTCCTGTGATTGATAATATCATTTATCATTTCCTCGACTGTTTTGTCATAAAGGTCTGAATCTATTCCTATTTTTTTAATGTGGGCAATAGAAAAATCCCTTACTTCCCTTCTTTTCATTGCTTGTTTTTCTTCTTCGGTTGTCGGTCTCTGCAAATAAAATTCCAGTATTTTTAGTTGGTTATCATGATTTGGTGATTGTAATTCAATGGTTGTGTCAAATCTCCCATATCGGTCCCCCAATGTTTCTGGTAAATTTTCTGGGTAGTTTGTGGTGGCACAAATTACGGTAGGCAGTTTGAATATTTTCCTAACCCCTTCCAGAATTTCCAACAACTCAGGGCTGGCATGTCTTGGTCCTGAGTGCCCCTCATGAGATAGACCTCCAATATCCTCCATAAGAAAGATCAGAAAATTACATGAAGGGTCATATACACTTCGGTTATTAAAGAAAGAGGCGACTCTTGATGCTTTGATGCTACTGGTAGGCCAAACAATAACCACACACCCAGGGTTAGTGGTTATCTCTTGGTGAGCGCAATATAACAAAGCGGCAGTTTTTCCTTGTCCGGGCTTAGAGCAACACAATACCTTGCGAACAGGATCAATTTTTCTTTTCTTAAAGCTTTCCATTTTTTTCTTTAAAATGCCGATTTCATTTGATATTAATTGCGTATTGATCACATCGGTTACAATTTCGTGGTGATTATATTCAGCCTTATTGAGGTACAGTCCGTCATCGCCTTCTTCTAGTACAAAAAATCCAGGAGTAATAATGGTCTGTTTGGGCTTAGCATCATCAATATACTTAAATTGATATAGGCAGTTATCATCCTGAAGGCATAAATCAGAAGAGGAGATGGTATCTCCCTCCGCCATGTTTGCTAGTGTTGTTTTTTTGATTAGTCGGAAAAAGGGTTTTGATTCTTCAGACATTGTAACTCCTTAATATTATTAATCATCACACTCAGTTAATTTTAAGTTACGAGGTTTTTCAAAAAAAGTCAATAGATTAATGAAATGGTGGTCATGCAGAAGTCCTTCATTGATAACAATTCCCATCAATGGATTGGGCTTATGAATTTTAACTATTGCCATATTAAGAATTAGTTTGTCAATTCCGCCAATTACGCAGTACATGGCATGTTGAACAGTATTAATGACCTCCACACCATCTGGATGGTCCACCAAGACAAATAGCATAACCAAATCTCTACCATAAAACAAGCCCATATGTCTTTTGTTGGTCTGATAGGCATAAAATCCATACTCCTCAATAAAGCTGCGGGCCGTCTTTTTTGTCACGGTGCCCAGAAAGCACTGATGAGCATATACATTTTTGATATTTTTTGGATAGTATTTGCGGTAAAGTATTGATATTCCTAAAGATATGCTAATTTTGGCTATCTGTAGAATTTCGGAATTTTCAGGGATTCTTGGTGACAGCCCAGCCCTGGTCAATAATTCTTGCCAGGAGATTGTGTGTGACTGTCTTTTTTTGATGTTGCCGGCCTCTAGTCCGCGAGATTGATATTGCTTCCTTCTCCGCTCTACCAAGAATGCGACTCTTTGTGAGTAATACCTTGAATTTATTTCTCTTTTTTGTGCCTTGCATTTAAGTGCCTGGTATCCTTTCTTTGTTTGGGTTATATACCAGAATTTTGCGCTTATTTTGTGGTGAGTTTGACAAAACACGCAAAATTTAGACTTTTTCGTTGGCTTGTTGGCCATAGACACCCTCCATCATGTTGATTTTATTGTTTTAATAATGATTTGTCAAGTTTGTTCAGACGACCGACAACGCGGCGAAATTACACTATTTTATTGTGTTAAAATTTTTATTGTGTCAGTCCGGCACTATTTTTTATTTTTTATAGGAATATTATCAAATGTCAGCATTAAAAAATCTCTCGTTGGATCTTATCCAACAAGCAAAAACGGCGATGGACACCCTCGCCAAATCTTGGCCAAGCGCTGGTTATCAAAACTTAGAAGTGGGTGGTCGTGTAGGTCAAGCCGCATTGACCATTGATAGCTTGGATGAAGTGATTCGATCTATTACGATCGAAGACAAAGACTTTTTGTTGATCAAAGACATCCCAACTCAAGCAGTTAGGGGCTCAGTTCATCACTATCGCATCAAAATCGGCTTGGGTGACCATGACTTAGCTGGTTTTGAAAATTTCATGCCTGCAGAAGTTAGCTCTCAGTACATGATGGTTTCTGAGGTTCTAAAAGTGTACGGAACCGCCAAAACTATTGGCCACATGACTGAAATGATAAATGACCTTAATGGTTATGCCATTGATGTTGAAGAAGAAAATGAGCGAGATGCAGCTCTATTGATGTCACAACAAATGGAGCGTGACTTTTATCATGGTGGCGACTACTTCATGGATTCTTCTGGTGCCATCGATCCAATGGTTGCTGCTTCCGTGAATAGCCGGCTTCGTTCTATTCGAGGTATCCAAGCCAATGTTCGTGAAGGTAACGCCTCTGCTAGAGGTATCCCACAAGACTGGGAAGCAACACAAGCTTCACGAGGCGTGGTTTTTGACCAACGCGGCGCTGCTATCGGTCGAGAAAGTCTTGATACTTATGTAACAGCCGTTAGGGACAATGGAAATCGAGTTGCAGAAGGTCATACCACCTCTTCTGCTTTGCAAGCATTTAGGGCTACTTTCTTCCCAGTAGAGCGTGGAGATATCAATACTCCTTTTGCAATCCGTGGAGCTGCTGTTACTAATGATGAGCACGGCGGATTACCAATTGATACTTGCGCCGGCACCATTACCTTGATCGCTAATAGGTTCAAATACCTACGAGATTTCCCTAATGCTACTTCGGCAACCTCTTCTGGTCCTTTGCCAAGCACTCCTGCCCACTCTACGGCTATGGGCGGTGCAGCGGTTGGTTCCGGATTTGTTGCTGGCAACGTTTTCCGATACCGAGTTCAGGCTATTAACATCAATGGACGATCTTTGGCATCTACCGCCACTTCGATCACTGTTGGTGCAGGCCAAGACAACTTCCCAATAGATGTGACCATCACCAATAGCGCTGAGGTTGAATACTACGCGGTATTCCGCACTCCAGTGGAAACTTCTGGCTTGGCTGGAACAGAAATGTTCATTGGCAATATCATGAAGTCAAACGGTGGCTCAACCATTTTCCGCGATGCTGGTCGGTTGCTTCCAGGTCTTTGCTCTATGTTGTTGGTTCCAAAAGACAAAAACAGGGCAAAAATGTTGACCATTGGTTCTAACAGCATGATGAACAAGCTTGAGCTTGGCCGTAACGGTCTTGCATTACAGACCTTGTTCGTAAGCTACTTTGCTTGTATGGTTCAAGCTCCTCGTTCTTTTTCTGTGATTGATAACGTGTTCCAAAAACGACGCGGAGTAGATCAGTAATAGTGTCACAATAAGGTCCCGGCAAAACCGGGATACATTATGGCATACTAACCCCCTGATATATCAGGGGGTTTTTTATTGACTAAAGTTTTTTAGAAAAAGGCCGATAATATCATTGAGTCTTTGTATTTTTATAGGTTGGAGCAAAAGATGAAAAAATATCGTTTTTGGCACATGGGCCTCTTATTGTTAACCCTGGTGTTTGGTGTTTTCCATATTGTTGTTGCTATTGCCGGGGGCGAGACGCCTGTCGTTAATAAGCCCGCTGCAGTTATGCCTGATGCCAACAATGTTATTCAGCTATCAAAAGGCAATTTTATTAGTATTGTCTCTGACATAAAGCCTTTCTCTTCAGAGCTGAGCAATGCTTCGATGCAAATTTTAGATCCTGATTCTCCATCACTATTGATTTTGGATTCCCCGGGCGGAGACTTGGATGCACTAATCTCTCTTATTTGGGCCATGAGGTCTTCTGGAAAAGAATTTACTTGCGTGGCTTTGCGGGCCGCATCGTCTGCCTTTGTTTTGTTTATGGAATGTAAGCATCGGTTTGTATTGGAGTTTTCCGAACTAATGCACCACAGAGTTAGTCTTGTGGCCGTTGGTGGTCATGAAAAATACCTATCCTATACAACATCCATAATTGAAAGTGTGGAAAAGCCATTATTGGCCAAGCAGGCAAAAATACTAAACATGAGTCTTGATGCCTATTTAGCTCTCTTAAATAACAATTTGTATTGGTATGGTAGCGCTGCCGTCAAGGCCAATTTGGCTCACAAAGTCATATCTTTGCGCTGTGACAAAGAATTAATCAAAACTACCAAAATTATTGAGCGAGAGGATGATCAGGGGTCTTTATTGGAGATGAGGGGAAGTGAGTGCCCATTGGTGATTCAGGCTTATGCTCCGTCGTCTTCCGATAGTGAGTCGGAAACCAACACATCGCCATCAAAATAGTGCTGTGGCGTGGAAATGTCAAAAATATCAAGGAGATCTTCGAAACTAGCCTCTTCATTACCAAACCAGTCGTCAGGGAGTTGATCGATAGCCTCTAGTGCTTTTTGTAGGTCTTTGGGTGGTGATATTTGATCCATCATAAACTACAATATAATTTCGTCCGCAAAACCAAGGTCGACAGCCTCTTGAGCACTTAAGTAACTGTCAAAATTGAGCAATTCTTTTAGTATTTTTCTAACTTCTTCTCGTCTTTTAGTCGGCTCTTTTGAGAGTCGATACTTGGGCTTGGGGGGTTTTGGATAATCCATCTCTTGTTGGTGATGAATGATTTCGGACAGCGTAATCTCCATATGGTCTGGAAACCCCGCTTGTGTCATTTCTTCATCCTTTTCCATCATACGGTCAAGATAGATGTTTTCCATCATGTGGTTGATTTTTTTGCCAATATCGCCCACCTTGGACATTATTTTTGAGTGGCCATGAAAAGCATCGCTTCCATAATGGATCATGAAGGAGGCATTGGCATCAATAAGGCGCTCGTCCGCAGCCTGGGGAATAATAGAACCCATACTCATTGCATGGCCATACATTTTAATAATGACCTGGTTTCGACAATTCTTTATTGCACCATACTGGGCCATTCCATGAAACCATGAGCCTCCAGGACTATTTGCAATAATGGTAATGGGCTGGTCTCCGTTGGGAGCTGCTGATTCCAGCAAATGAAGTCCTTTAATTAAACGCTCTGTCATATAGAAGTCAACGCCATTACCATCTCCTGAATCGCAGTAAGCCGCACATCCCAAATATATTGTCCTGCTGTCGCTATCTAAGCTATAATCGAAAAACCTATCAATCCGATCCTTATTTATCCTTGCCATACTCAGTCCCTGTGTTGTTTGTTGGTTTTGTGCGATGTATTTCTTAAGATATTATTTTTACTGAAAAAAGACAAAACATCATTGTTTATTTTACTTTATTAGGCCCTTTCCTTCAATTAAATAGTTTTCAATAAAATCAGGACATTACAAAAATGATAAAATTCATAACGGGTTGCTGTCTTTTTTTTTCATACATGGTAAAATTCAACAGACATTTGGTTATTTAGTCCGTTTTGAGGAGATATTTTTTATGACCTTGTCTTATAACATTAATGGCGCCGCTGCCGTTATTCCTGGTGTTTACTCTACCTTTAAGGTTCAAGGATCTTTGCCTAATCCAGCACCTACGGGAAGATCAGCGGTTATTTTGGGTGAGGCAGAAGAGGGAGTCCCAGGATCATTACTTGATCTTAGGGGTATGGCATTTACTAGCTTTGATGAAGTTCGTGATTTTTACAAAGCCGGGCCAATTGTTGATGCCGCTAGGGCAATGTTTACCAACCAACCATCCAACGCATTTCCTGGCAGAATAGAGTCTTTGTTTGTTTACAAAACCAACAACTCTACTCGCGCAGAAAAGGACATCTCCTCCCCTACTAATTTTGGTAAGTTGGCCGCTGCTCGATATGGTGAAGCCGGCAATCTTATTAAATCACAAATCAAAAACGGACAGGCAGAAACAAAGCCAACTAAAACAGTGCTTTATCTCCCATCTCCTTCTGCCCGATCTTTCCGAGTGTCAGTTAATGGCGTTGTAACCGGGGCTCTTGCCGTTGCCGCCGAAGGGTTGGCCTCTGACTTTGTAACCGCCTTAGGCGCAGTATCCGGTCTTTCTGTAACCGGTGGAGCTGCCAGGACCACTATTACTTCTGGCCCAATGACTGTTGATACCGCTGTATCTAATGACCAATTAACCATTACCCGTGCATCAGGCACTGCCACTTTTGATACCTCCTCTATCCAAGTCGGCGATGTGTGCTGGATTGATACCGCACTCGCCATCTCTGGCGGATCTAACCAAAACGCCGGATCATTCATTGTAGTGTCCCTCACTACCACCACTCTTGTCCTTAAGCAACTTAAGGCCAACGAAGCCAACGCCGTAGCATTAGCGGTGCTCACCGGGATTACACTTCCAGCCGCTGACCTTAAAATCAATGCTCCTGTGGTGTTGACTGTTACCGCTACTACTATTACCGGATCTGCAGCCACTCTAGAGATTGCAGAAAATACCGGCGACAAGCTTGCCCTTGGAATGTTGGTGCGCGATGCTGATTTGGTTAAAGCCCTATCTTCAGCTACCGCCGCCGTTGCCACCGTGGCAGCCACCGTACCTTCAGCTGGCAAATTGGCCGTTACCTTCTCTGGCGGCTCCATGACGTCAGTACCTAAAGTTGGTGATGTTGTGCGTATTCAACGAGGTTCTTTACTTCAAGGTGCAACCCTTAAGAATGTTGGGTTGTTTGTGGTTGAGGCAGCCAATGCTCAATCTCTAACTTTGGCCCATCTTTTCACCGGCTTAACTACCGAAGCGGTTACTTCAGTATCCCTCAATGGCGCTGATGATGTCCTCACCTTCGCTCCTGGTTTTGTATCTTCCAGTGTTGTTGGGAAGCGAATTGACTCATCCGCAGAAAGAAAAGTAAAAGTAGAGGCTTCCCGCTCTACTGACGGATCTGTTTTCCCAGCCACTCTAATTGGTGGGGAAACCGCACTAGAGATCGGCTTTTACTTGGCTGGTGCAACCGCTGCCGTTGTAAGCATCGATGCAACTAGGACTATGACCATCGTACCAACAGGTGCCGGCACCACAATTTCATTAAAAACCTTAAAATACAAAACCCTACAGGATTTGGCAGACTTCCTCAATACACAATCCGGCGTTTTTGCAAGAGTTTTGGATTCACGGTTTAAGACACTTCCAACTACTGTCTTGGACATGGTTTCTGGTGTAGGCATTCTTTCTGCTCATGCCGCCTCCGCTTACAACGGCAAACTCAAAAAAGACTATTATGACTGGAAGACCTTTTTCGACAATAATACCGGATTCTTAAGCTTCATTGAAGGAACTTTGGTTCTTAAAGCCGGCCTACCTAACGCAGAGTCTGCTGCCGGATTCCTTTCTGGAGCGGTTATTGGCTCTACCTCAAGCGCTTCAGTCCAAGCTGGTTTGGATGCCGCTAGCAAAATTGACGTTCGGTTTGTTGTGCCTCTGTTTAGCCGTGATGCTCAATATGACATTGCAGACGGTCTCACTGATGTTGATAGCTCATACAGCATCGACTCAATTAATGCTGCTGCTAAGGCCCACGTTGCGTCTGCCAGCAACGACTTTGAGCGTAAGTATCGATTTGCAATGGTATCTTTTGACGGATCTTTTGATGATGCGCAGCAAAAAGCGGGCGAGCTTGGTTTTGAAAGATGCCAAATGGCCTTTGAGAGACATAGTGCACTGGATGGTGCCGGCGAAGCTAAAAACTTCTTGCCTTGGATGGCTGCTTGTGTGATGGCTGCTGGTCGAGCTCAAGCTGCATTAGGCGAGCCAATGCTCCGAAAACCATTCAACTTATCAAGCGCTTATCACATTGGACAGCTCAGCTTGTTCAGTGATAGCCAAGTGCCAGACTTTAACCCAGACGACCAGTCTCACCTTGAAGCTGCCATTAAGGCTGGTTTGTTGGTATTCCGAAGTGTTCGCGGAGTTGGTGTTCGGTTGGAGTCTCCAGACCTAACCACCAGATCCAGGACCCTAGATCCAGAAGGATGGGTTTGGGAAAGGGCCAGTGTGTTGTTTGTAACCGATGAAGTTCGCGACACCCTACAAGCAATTTTGGATAACAGAATTGGAAGCAGGACAACAAACGTTTCCCCTGCCCTGGTTCAAACCGACATTGAGTCTGGCCTGTCAGCGTTTGTTAGTTCCGGAGCCTTGATTTCTTTCAAAGTTCTGTCTGTGGTATCTCTGGGTAATCAATACAAAGCCAAAGTGCAGATCACCCCTGCTGAATCGCTTGAAGCGATCACCATCGATGTTGAAGCAGTTCGTTCTATCTAAACAATAGATCACCTCCTCGTTACTTAAACCCACCTTAATCCTCAAAGGTGGGTTTTTTCTTTGGGAGATTTTCTTTGGGAGATTTATAAGGAAAAGTTAATAATGTCGACTATTTGCGTTAAACTAACGGGTCGGAAGTCCCAAACATCAACACCAACATTGATCTGTCGGCCTTTGGTAAGCCATTTCTCATGAATATGTCCACATAATAGCCACCTACCATCATCCTGCGGTCTCCATTTGGCATATTTGTCAACAAAATCACCCACATTGTTTTCCATAAAAGGGTGGTGGCACATTTGAATATTACCAATACCAGGCAGGTCTATGTCTACACGTTCCGGCAATACAATCCATCCATGGTCTTGATACTTTTGTTTCCACATAAGAAGGTTTTCTGGCTTTCGGCTCTTTTTGTTGAAAGAATGGCATAGGTCATGGTTGCCTGGAATTAAGTACTTGATTCCATTTAGCTTGGGCATAATCTTCTCTACTGCCATAAATGACAGGCTAAAATCCCCCAAATAGTAAATGGTGTCGTCAGGACCTATACTCTCATTCCATCTTTGGACCATAACCTCGTTCATATGCTCTTTGGAGGAAAAGGGCCTGTCACAGTAAGAAATGATGTTATGGTGGAAAAAATGACTATCACTTGAGAAAAAAATCATCATTATTGCCTTGTAATTTGCCCAGTTCCTGAAGATCCATATCCGCCACTACCTCTTTTAGAGGGGGTTAATTGGTCACATTGCTCCATTTGTGTCTTTGGTCGCTCAAAAAATACCAATTGTGCGCATCTTTCGCCAACATTAAATGTGCGGGAAAGACATTCTGCTTGTGGGGTGGTTATGTGAAAAAACGCTTTAATTTCGCCTCTATAGTGTGGATCAATTACGCCAACTGAGTTAGTCAGGAGGAATGGGTAGTTTTTAATAGAAGATCGTGGAAATATAAAACCTCCCAAACAATCAGGTATTTCCATTGCAACCCCAAAACAGACTCGCAACTGAACACACCCTGTCTGGTAGGATGGGTAGCTGATACCGGACGCATCTATATAATCAATGTCGCAAGCCACCAAGTCATATCCCAGATCTGAATCGTGGGCTCTGACTGGGGTTTGATCAAATGGGCAGGTCTGCGTTTTAATAAATTTAATGACATGCATTGCTTATCCTTTTGATTTTAATAGTATTTTTGTGAAGGTGTGATAACTTCGATAATATCTAGGCTTGATATGTTATAACCACTTGTTGAATATTTTCCATTCAATGTGTATTTGCATGTGGTGCCATATCCCATAAAGTCCAGTGTTACCCTAACCGGATATTTTAAAAAATATTTAAGCGGCCATGGGGCTACAGAGGCCACCACTCCACCAACCCCACATCTAGTTGTTATGAAATCGCCCTTTTTCATGGCACCTCCTCTGTTAAAATATATAGGTATCACAATCCCATCTTTTTGTCAAGTTGGGAATGAAAACAACCAGTGAGGCGTACTCTCTAACCCTCAGAGGAGAATTTAAGTGGCAGGTTTTATTAACAGTTTTTCTTCAGGATCAAACCTGGAGATCAAATTGGGAAATACCATACTTGCGTATGGAACCAGTTTGAATTTTAGTGATGATGTGGCCCATGGCGAAGTTGGTGGAATTGGCTCTTATTCATACGATGCCGATGAGCCACTCAGTTACATTGCCAGGGGAAGTTTGGTTATAACCGCTTATTCTACCGGAGCGGCCAATGCCATTGGCGCTGGCAGTGCAACCGGTCTAGGCCCCTCCCGGGTCACCAATGCCAATCAAGGGGCTGATGGGTCTGATGGTAACTCCCTGTTATTACCAGGAAGTTTTAATCCAATTCTGTTTATGATTTCTAGGACAATAGATATTGTTGTGTATGAAAAGAAGTTTGACCCGGTTACAAAAATGCCTGTTCCGGCCGTGCCTTCATACACTATAGAAGACGCTGTCATTAATAGCTTTAATGTGTCTATACAGTCAGCTCAGTTAGTCCAGCACCAGATTGGATTTTTGGCAATCAAAGTACGCGACCACCAGGTCGGTTAATAAAGGGAGATTTTTTATCATGGCTCAAAGCCCATTATTTGCAACCGCTCCGCGTATCAAACTTTATGTTGATCAAAAGCTGGTTGCGTATGCATTAGGATTGAATATTAGTGTTAACGTTGAGGTTCGTCCTATATATGTGTTTGGTTCCTATAGACCAATTACACTTGAGAGGACGATGCTCTCTGTTATAACTGGAACATTGCAAGTTCAAAGGCTAATTACGGCATCGGTGGCTGCAGAGTTGACAGCCACGGCAACAGATGCCGCCAACACCTTGGATCGTGTTAGTTCCGCTGTTGGTGGATCGCCTGCAGCCAAAACGGCTTTTACAGACGTTACTGGTACTGAATTGGCTGGATCAAACCCCGGATCTGGTATTTCGAACGCAATCCTGAACCAAAATAGTCTTTTTAGGCACTTAGATCCAGATAGTATTTTGTTGTCACGCACTTTTGACATTCAGGTAAACATGAAAGTTCCGGATGTGGCCAATAATGCTTTGACGGAAGTAGGTTGGCTGCAGGTACAAAAAGTGAGATTTACGGGCAGAAATGCCAACATCTCATTGGGGCAAATAGTCAACGTTCCCATGAATTTCCGAGGCTTGTTGGCAACCCATTTAGGGGCAACTGATACACAATTTAAAATGGATAGTACGTCGCGACAAGGCTAATTTGCGACTTTCTTTCTCACTTTTCTATTTAATTTTGGAGTTTTTTGTGTCTACGCCTGAAAAACCAGGAAAAACAGCCGGGTATGGCTCAGGACGGCATGAAGCCAAGGCAGAGAAATTCCGTGATCAAATAGATAAGATGTTAAATCCCCTGAGCCATCTAAATGAGGGCTCAGGAATCCTTCCTTATTATTCCACCGGAGCTCGATCCTTGCTAAAGATTGGTGGCAAGCCAATCGCTGTTTGTATGGACTTTAGGTGGTCCATTAATTATAACCCCACAGTATTACACACAATCGATACCGTTTTTGGATGGGATATAGACATGGGCACCTGTATGATACAGGCATCTATGTCAAAATTCATGGACCCCACCAAAGGACCTGAGGTTGATCACCTCATACCCATCATGGCCACCGCTGTTCATGCTCCTATGGTTGAGATGCAAGTGTTGGATTCTATAGGGACATCCCTCTTTTTCTCCAAGGGGATGTTTGTGGAGGTGTCCCCTCAAATCTCAATGAATCAAGTCACTAATATTTCAGCTAAATTTATTGGAATCTCATATCAACACTATGTCAGCCAAGCCTTTAAGCCCTACAGCATAACTGGTAAGGTGGCAGGATTTGCAAACGCCGCTCGCAATTTAGTCTCAGATGTCACCGGCGGACTAGTTTAATTCCACACATCACATTAATCAATAGCCCAATTAAAAAATACTTGACTTTTTGTTAGAGTTGTGATCTAATCACCGAGACTATCAGTTGAGGCTCATATGATCCATCTTGAAACTTTCATCCAGCAACGAATTGAACTAATGCAAAAGAAAGCTCAAAGGATCAAGGACGGCCTTGTTGAAAATGATGATGATTTCATTAATGTGTTGAGGTTTAGGCTTAGTCAGGCATATAACATCCCGTTTTTTGACAGCTATTTCTCACAACGAACACTGGACGATCTTATATTTGAGCTAGAGTTGCTAAAGTCTGTAGGCGATAAAACCTCTGAAGTGTCTGAGTCATTAAAGGCCTTCGCGGAGTCTGGTGAGGATCTTTTTGCTGACCTAAGTCCCGAAAATGATCAGTTTATGCAAAATGCTCATGAATTCTTTCAAACTGGCGAGTTTATACAGCCAAAAGATAAGGGTGTGACCAATGAATAATGAACCAAAATGGATTGATGTGAACACTAAGGGCGAAGAGACGGGCCATCAATATACTGGTGCCTTTCAGATTAAGCCCTATCTCAACCTTCAGGAGCGCTCAGATGCCTTAAGGTTGGCCGGGACTTATACTAGAGGGCTTACTTCTCCCCCAGACATTGAGTTTTATTACATGTTGGCTTTTATAACATTTCATATCATAAGTTCGCCAGATGTTGGTTGGTGGGAAAATAACGGCCTGTCTTTATTGGACAAAGCTCCAGTTTTTGCTCTTAATAATGAAATTATGAAAGTGAAAGATCCTACTTTAGCTCAAGAAACACAACCTTAAATTGCCAAAAATCTAAACTTATTCGCCAGATGGAGATAGTGCATGCAATATCGACAAAAAGAGCTATTAGCCAGAGCCTCAAAAAGCATTTTTGGAACACGATCAGCTTGGAAAAAACGTTTTGACAGAGGTGTGTTATATGCTGGTGATATGACTGGGAAAGGAAGCGGACCTAGAATTGCCACTACTGACGATGCAGTTTTCTATTTGAGCCATGAATTTTTGGTGCGTAACAGCGAAGGCCTATCCTTCAATGATGAGCACCTATTGTACGCTGCTCTGGTTGTTGGTTTCACTGATAATCCTCCATTTGTATTATGGTTTGCTGATGAAGTTTCAAAAAACGAAAGCCTTAATAAGGTTCGGGACAATACAAGTGACGAACTTTATAGTAATTTTGAGAATCACCTCAACAGGATGTCTATTGTTTACGGCTCTCCATCCCAGAATGAGCAACCAGAAGGTAAGTTAATTATTGATGGCATGTTATTTGTTGATTGTTTGCGATCAGTAATATCTATTAATAATTTCAACTATCGGAGCTTTATTTGCGAACTGGGAGAAAAATATCTCCTGGCAAATTAAGCTGTTGCCACAAAGGGCATTTATATGATACTTAAGGTTTATTATTTTTTGACGGGCTTGGTTACTGGTCTGTTAGTGCTTTTTGTTAATCAAAGAACCGATTTGCCTATTTTATGGTCTACGGCTATTGTTGTGGCATCGTTTATGGCAGCCATTGTGAACGAGGAAATTGATGAAAAAAGAGCTAAAAATTATAAATCTGAGCGGCCACAGGATCAACAAAGAACAGAAAACGAAGATCAGGACTTCAGAAAAGATTAGAAAAATCAAGAAGTTGCTTTTGCAGATTGCTTTTAACGACAGGCAAAACGATGCCCAACTCTAGTTGGAATGCCACGCTTAAACAATTAATATCCGGAGGAATATCAATTCCTCGCGGATGCATTCCACATAAGGATTATTTGTTCACATGCTTTACCGCAACCGAATTTTCCAAAGTGCGTGTGGTTTTTGTTTTTGATAAGCCAAAAGCATCAGCCAGATTCAGCAGTTATGGTAGAGACTTTCTTTTCTTTGGCGGTCCAGACAATTCATTTTCCATTTCAGATGAGGGGAAGGATATTCTTTTGTCTGTCCATAAAAGGACAGGGCGGCGAATTAATCCAAAACACACCTCCTTTTTGGGCTGGGCCAGGCAAAATATCTTAATGATGCCAATGAGTTTGGCGTGCAGTTTGCCCGGATCCCCCAGCCTTATTCGGGATGATTTGTTTTTGCCAATTACTACTGCCGTGCTTAACATTCTCAATCAAAAACAGGATGTTATGTTTTTTATTTTCATCGGTGAGTGTAGTAAGCACCAATCCATGATCAATAGGCATAAGCATGGCGTGATGTGCTTCCAAACAACATCACAGATGATTAATTCCGATTATCTTAGTACTATTGATAAATTCATTCCTGATATAGAATGGGGAATGGTTGGTGGAACATTACCAAACATCTATGACAGATTAAGTGTTGAGCATAATTAAGGAGTTTTTATGTCAAATTTAGACCAACTTAATGAAATTAAAAGGGAAGTAGCGGAATTGTCCGCCAAAATCGACCAAATACTTGATAGGATTAGCAAATCACCGCTACTAAGCACACTCACCTGGGAAGCGGACAAAACTCCGTCGGGCATCCAGTTAACTGGAGCTACCAAGGCGGTAAATAAGGCATCTTTAATTGGGTCGTCGCTTTTACAAACCCCCCAAGGACCGGCCTTGATTTTTATCCTCAAGAACCACTCTGATGGCGCAATAGCGATGGTTTCTCCAGACTTTATCAAAAGCTTTGACTAAGCAAAAAATGCTAAAATAACGTAGGTTATTGTTTTATTTGGAGTTTTTAATGGCCGAGATCCAAAAGAACCTACGCACTACCGTCAGTGATGTTAATTCTTTGTCCGAGGCAATGAAGGGATTGCAAAGCGTCGCATCCTCTTTATTTGGCATGCTCGGTTCTTTGTCAGACGGTCTTGGATCAAAAGTTGCTCAGCAAAATTCGCGCATTGAGTACATGACACCACAAGGAGTGTCTGCACAAGAGGTATATACCCAACATTTAGCCTCTCAGGCCGAAGCTAATTTTAAAAAGGCGACGGCCACAATCAACCCAGATGTTATGGTCGGTTCCAATAATAATCTTGTGTTTAAGCCTGGTCGCGGCATTTTGGTTGCGCCCGGAATGGGCTTGCATACGATTTCTCTTGATGACCAAAAACGAAAACAGCAGTTTTTGTCGAAAGCCTCGGAATATGTTTCTGGGATGGATCCCGAGTATTTGGCTGCATCAATAAAAGATGATTTGGGCATAGCTGTTGAGAAAAGAGAAGCAGCACAGCCAACGCGAACAGTGGCATCGTCCGCTTCAGAATATGTTTCTGGGATGGATCCCGAGTATTTAGCTGCATCAATAAAAGATGATTTGGGTATAGCTGTTGAGAAAAGAAAAGCAGCACAGCCAACGCGAACAGTGGCATCGTCCCATGATTTTTCTGGAATTGGCTACGGCATCACTGACCTGGTAAAGGTCAGGGGAGCAACCTCCTCCATCTTAGGCGAAGGCGGTAGCAAAATTGAAAGTGCGATTAAAGCCTTTGCGTCAAAAAATGACAATGTTTCCACCATTTTAGGCAATCACCTAAAGACGTTACAGCTTGCTATTGCCCAAAACACAGAAAAGTTGGACGAGGCAACTAAAAACTATCAAGAGGTTTCCCAGTCTGAGACGGCTTCTGAGAGCGAAAAAACAAATGCCATGAGAAATTTGGTCAATGCTATTGGACGCTTAGACCAAACTCAAACTCAGGCAAAAGAAATTATAAAACAATCCGGCGGGGATGGTGGTGGCACCAATAAAGATGATAGTCCAGCTAAAGCCGCTGTATTGAATCGTATGCTTGGTTTAGCCACCGCAGGAGTTGTGGTAGCTGGATCTGCGGTTCAGGCTGGTTTCAGCACTTATACTGCCATGGGTAGTGCAACTATAGATAAGCAAATAGCCGCCGATCAAGCTAAGGCTGACATTATTCAGAGATATGCCCAGCAAGTTCTTGACGCCAATGACATGACCAATCCTGAAAACATATTGAAATACCGGGCCAATTTATTACAGCCAAGTCGAGAGTTTACAAACATTGGCACACGTGGATACCAAAATGCTTTGGATTTGGCCAATCGAGATGTTCAAGAGAATATCGATTTAAAAGAAAAGGACCGCTTAGGCCATATATTTGGATCTATTGGAAATGTCGCTGAGGGCGTTCTTAAGACTGCGGGCGCCACAGCGATAGGCGCCGTGGTTGGAAATGTACCTGGTGCGCTTGCCGGGCTTGGCTTAGGAGCTGCCTCGGTTATTAATAGTGCGTCCAGTGGCATATCCGATTATATAAAAAATCCTTACACGGCCCTTACTGGTGGGCTTGGATCTGGCCTAACCGGCGCTGCTGGTGAGTTAATGTATGGACCTGATTGGCAACGTCGAGCGGCCATGGCACAAAAAGCCGCACAAGGAGGGATTGTCAGCGACCTTCAACAAAGAGCCGATCAATATATGGAAGCTGAGGTTAAGAAAAATCCATATACCTTACTGGCACTTAAAGAGTTTCAGGCCATGATGCAGGCGCAAACTCAAGGTGTTGAAATGGTTGGGGGTCGATACGCTGCCTCTGCACAAAGTGAATTAATGTCTCTAAATAAGTATGGCTCTAAAAGCTTCCAAGATATTCAGCAGGCAAAAGCTGAGCGCGGATCACGGGAGGACATCTTAAATAAGGCCCGAGCCAACAACGATCCTAACGTGGCGAAATTAGAGGCTTTGGAGGTTAAAATATCTAAGCTTAACGACCTTGAAGCCAAAGATTCAAATTATAGAGATTTTGCCAAATACAGCGCCATGGCTAACGACCCTAGGACTAAGAAGGATGGTCTGGATGGTTTGTCTGCCGTTTCCAGACGGGTGTTTAGTGATGCTCAAATGGATGCTTATGATCGTATTTATAAGCAACAAAGACTACTTACAATGGAACGCGGGCAGGTAGCCGGAGTCCTCAGCAAAGAATATGATGTCCCCACAGAAGTCTCAAGATTATCAACCGCTTATTCTAAGTTTGGCCTTTCTGAAGCTGAGGGGATGAGCAGAAAGAACAGAATTACCTCTGTATTGGGTTTTGACAAAATAGCCAACTCAGAAGACTTTACCCAAATGTCCATGCTTTCTTTGTCAGGATATGGCAATTTTGACCAACAACTCCAAAACTTGGCTAAGCTTAATGCTACAACCGGAAATCAAAACAATATTAAGATGTTAACCTCAATGTTTTCTGACGCCGTTTCTGCTGGTTTTGACAAGTCCAGGGCGTCCCGTTTTGTTAATATTGCTGCGGACTTAATGGAAGCATCGAAAGCAACAACAGGCCTAACTTCAGGATTGCTATCTAACTTATCATTGGCGGCAGGCGGCGGTAAAGGCAATGACCTCGACCTTCAGGCGGCAGCGCGTGGCATTCAGGGATTGTCGGGATATTCCGGACGTCTTTCGGGTCTTCCGGGGATGGTCAAGGCCGCAGCGGCTTCAGCGGCAGGCTTTGATTTGAATTCAGGCTTTGCTGCCGTGGCTGACACAAACATCATACAACGAATGGACATGATTAAACAATTAGAGACAGGTCAAAACATGTCTCCAGAGACCCGCAGGTTGTTGGCGGCAGGCGGCGGGGATAAAAAAACTCTTATTGAACGTCTTAAGTCTATGAACCTGTCTGAGACCGGATCCTTAATGAGTGCCATTGAAGGCGGCGGGTTAGGGACTACATCTAAGGCGTGGGCAGAGAGGTTAAAAAACGAAAAAGATCCAAAAAAACGACAAGCTCTTCTGCAGGAATTTGTTAATCGTTCCGGAGCAATAGGTGCTGGATTAGACATGGGGGCGGACTCAGCTTCGGCGGCTGCCATGGTATACGCTTCAGGTCTAAAAGATGATGCCGGCAAGGATTTGTTTTCGTCTGGAGATATCGAAAGGCTGGACAAGGATTTGAAACTTGGTAAAGCCAAAGGCGTTGATCCTGCCATTAGGAATCGTAGAGAATTCTTGAATAAAGTTTTGGCAGACTTCACAACAACCGTGGAGCGTGTAACTCCAACTTCTAAAGTATACAGTGACTTCCTTGATGCTGGCGGAAATGCCTTTTCTATTTCAGAGCAGGCGGCAAAAGCGGCCGGAAAAGAAAGCCTGAAGGGAACAAGAATCACCCAAAAGGCGATTGCACAGGCACAAAAGGACGGCGACACATCATTCCTGCAAGCTGCGGAAGAAAGTATGAAGGATATCAATACATTAACCTTAGCACGTAATATGTCCCTGAACACTGAGATAATGGAGTCTAAAATTCAGTCTGTCCGTATCGAGAACTGGGCTGACATGCGTATTTGGTTAGATGCAGATAAAAAAGAGCTTGTTCCGAAAGATATTAGGTCTAAACCATGACAACAGTATCAACAAAACAAAATTGGATAGTTGAGTTTTATCCATATGAAAAGGCCGATCCGCTGGACGACCAGGAAATCACGTTGCCCCCCGGTATTCCTGGCCCAATTCGACCCAGCATTAATAATATTTTGCCAATTCAGGTGGTGGGCTCTAAAAACTCAAATGTCGCCAAAATCAAAAAACAGCTGCAAGAACAAGGGTTTGCTGGCGATGATAAAACACAATATATCCAAAATGGAATTACCTCACTTAATTTTGAAAGGTCAAAGGGAACGCCGGAACACCCATGCACAATGACCATGGTCGGTCCATTGCCTAAGGCGGTAGTTGAGGGTACATGGGTTTTGATTTCATCAATTGTAACAGCCACAAATAATTCGGAAAAACACCTAATTAAGTTCTTTGGACAAATCCACACCATCAATGTGGACTATGTAACACTAGAAAATGGTCTTGTTGCGCAACAAAACAGCATTGGAATCCGATCATGGGCATCAATGCTAACCACTCCAGTTAAGTTTGATGTGGGCAGTTTTGCGGACGCTGTCAAAAAGGATATTTCTGGCGCGGCCGGAATGATTAAAGCCATTACGGGTGAGTCTCCCGCCAAAACCTTAAATAATATTGTGTCAAAAACCTTTAATTGCTTTGAATTTGCGCAAGTTATATTGTCCTTAGTTGGCTGTATTAATCAAAAAGACATGGTAGATACGGTTAAGGCACTAAAGGCCGGTAATTTTTCACAGCTGGGTGTCTCCATGCCAAGTATCCCAGACGCCTTACTAAAGCGTCTAGGGTATTCAGTCGACAATCCCCTTAATCCCTTTCAAACAAATTCCGGTAGAGGGCTGTTGGATGTCATTAGTGGAGTGCAAACTGATGAGCATAGGTCAATTGAGTCTTGGGATGGCGTCTTTGGCACAGGGGAGATTGAGGAATTTAAGCAAAAATTTGCCAAAGAGAGTGATGTTAGACCTTTAGCTCCTGGTAGTGGTTTGTTGGCCAGCCTTGGAACAACTTCAATTTGGAGTTTGTTAAGTCAGTATGTTGATTCACTTTTTCACGAAACTTTCACAGATTTGCTTTATGAAGAGTCTAATGGAGCACTAACTGTACGTCCTGTTTTATTTGTGCGAGATAAACCCTTTTTGCCATCCGTTATAGTCAACAATCCGGCTAAATTCGAGCTTGATGCAAAGGAAGGAGCTCTGCTTCAGAAGAACTGGACGCGATACGATCACATTCCCCGAATCTTTATTCCTTCTGAGTATATCCAGAAGATATCCTTTCAAAGAACAATGCTTAACTCCCCGAATTACTTTACTTTTGCTCCACAATCAATGGCTGGACGGCATGAACTGGAACAATCAGTTGCTTCCTTTTCCCGTTTTCGTTTAGATAAGCATGTGCGTCGGTTTGGCGGTCAACAATTGGACGCTGCCTCACAGTACAATCCGGTATCTCTTTCAACAGCCCATGACAAATCTGGGATTGGATTAGAGGAATGGGTTAAAACAGCCAATGCTGTTATTAAGGCATGGCAGGCATTTAATTATAAACAGCCCTCCGCCACACTAATTATCAAGGATCCTTCAATAGCCTTAACTATTGGTTTTAATTTGCATTTTACTTTTGGCAAGAATGATTTTGTTGGACATATTGAAAACATTTCGGTATCGTTTAGGGTGTTGCCTAATGGATTAGAGGAAACGGTCATGACCGTGGCCCTATCCAGGGTAATGTTTTTGGATTTGGGATCGGGTGTGTTATTTTATATACCACCGGAATCATTGGGGGATTTGATTAATTTGCCACAACAGTCAGACAAATCTTCACCAATCAGCAACTTGCTTGGCAACATTCCATCCCTTCCCAAGAACTTGCTGGGAAATTCTGGGTCATTTTTGTCTTAAAGTGAGTATTTATGGAATTACCGTTTATTTATGAAGGCGAGATTCAAGAGGTAGTGGAGCAAAATGAAAGCCCAGTCCCTTTTGTACGATATAAATGCCTAATTCATTTGGGAAATAGTCAGCAATTAATTGTGGATAATGTTGAGTGCTGCACAATGTTTGGCGGCATTGGTGATTTTTTTCAACACCGAGCCAGGGCCTCCTCTGATTCTGGCAATAAAATTAACTACACATCTCAAAAAAATGAAAATGCGCGTATTGGGGACCGCGTTCTTATAGCATTCCTTGGTGGCTCATTTTTGCGACCTATGATAATTGGCTTTCACCCACACCCCAACCAAACTAAAGAAATTGTTGGCAGCGAAGCTAAATCACTAAAACCACAGGCTGTTTTTCAATATTTAGGTGTTAGAATTACCATTGATGAGGATGGGCAGCTTCAAATCATCCACAAAGGAGCGCCAGAAGTTAAGTACACAGGGACTGACTCCGGAGGACTTTCCGCCTTAACGGGATTGGCATCTTCCTTGACTTCTGCTCTTGGCGTGGACAATCCAGCACTTACTCCAAAGGACGAAACCGAAACAACAATCATTGAGATGCTCTCTGAAGGCATTTTTAGGGTTCGTGACCATGAAGGTCAAATGATTGAGATTGACCGCACAGCCAAAACCATTTCTCTTAATAATAATGGTCTATCGTCAGTCGATGAAGAGGCAATCCCCTCTATTGGTGATCCAGACAATGAATCATTAACTCTCAATAAAGACGACAAGTCAGCCACCTTACGGGCACGTAATGAGTTGCTTTTGACTTCTGATGGAACGCGCACCGATGTGGTTGAAAAGGATTTTGAAGTAAATGTTTCAGGAAATCAGGTAGTTAGTGTTAGTAAAGATGTTGAAAATAAGATTTCCGGCAATAACACCAATGAAATTAGCGGCAAACTCGAAGAGTCTGTTGGAAAAGATTGGACCATTTCGGTAAATGGGAGCGCCACAATTGAAGCGTCCGGCGCCACCATAAAGCTGGGTAAAGGCAAGGTTGGGATGGGGGGAAAGTCGGCGGAATTAGTGGATAGTGTGGTTCAATTAATGGCGGTACTTAACGATACACTGATCGCTATTCAGGCGCTCACTGTGCTTGGAAATTTGGGATATCCCACCTCACCGCCCATAAATGTTGCTGATTTTGTCAAAGCAACCACAACCTTAGCACAGCTTAAGGCAAAACTAGAATCTATTAAGGGCGGTATTTGATGCCACTTAATCCATCAAAACTGGCGGATGAAATAAAAGAGGCAGCGGGGCAAGGCAGCGAAGATACCGCCGTGGTCAATCTGCAGTTTGCTACGGCTATTGTGAGTTTTTTGCAAACCGGGATTGTAAGCTTTCTGCCCGGCACAATTACCGGTACGGCACCACCATCAGGCGGACCCCTTATTGCAGGCGAGGGTAGCGGAGGAATGATTGTGTTAATCCCTGCCGCCTTCATGCCTTTTTTAGCTTTAGCTTTTGGGCCACCAACTCCTCAAGTTTTGGGAATGGCCAATGGCATGGCCGCTCACTTCCTAACAGGAACAGTTTCCTTTACGGCCGGCCAGATAACTGGAGCGTGTGCCAATACGCCAACTACTCCAGGCCCTTTGGTTGGTGTTGGTGCCGGCGGCAAGATTGGCGGCCTATCAGGCAGTGGTATGGCCAAACTTTGGGCTGCCGGCATTGGCCAGGCTTCGGCCAGCCCGGAGCTGCAAAAGATGTCTGACGCTATTGTGAAGCATGTCATGGATAATGCTACGGTAAATTTAGCAGTAGTGTCGGGCCTATGTTCTGCTGGTGGCGGCCCAATAACATTAGGAGCAGGAACTGGCGGGACAATTTTATAAGAAGCGTGAGCATGAGTCATAATACAGAATTTCCTGTGAATCAATCCCTTCGTTGTTAAAATGAAAATGGATCATTTTATAGGGCTTGGGCACAAATGGCAGTTTCAGTTGATAATTTAAGTAAAAAATTCAAAGATTTAAAGAACTTAGTCAATGGAGCCATCACACCAAGCTCTGAGACCGGAATTTATAAACTATTAGGCTCTAAGCCATGGGAGTTTACCGGCGAGGATTGGTATAAAGTTTTTGCATATCAATTCATTGTTGAGGGCGGCCCTGAAAAATTTTACTATACTTTACCAATTCCTCCACAATCTTACGTAGTTAAGCAAGTAACAGCCTCCCAAGCCACAGCCACATTAGGCGGTGTTGTGGAGGAAACTGGCTCCAATGTGTTTTGGCTCATTTCAATGTCCGGAACCACAGGAACGGCCATTAGTCGTGCCGCCGGGGACGAGGACTTAAGAAAAGAGGTTGCCACACAATTTAGGGACAAAATATCCACTACTGGTCTATTATCGGGGCCGTTGGCAGGTGTGCAACAGGCCATCTCTAAGGTTGGTGGTGTTTTGGGAAAATCAATTGACATACTTGATTCTGCTAAGGATGGTGACATAGTTGGAGCTGTTTCAGGGACGGCCAGTACAGTAAATGCTGCCTTGCTACCAAACATTCCTTATAATGCTTCGGCAGTTACACAAGACAGTAATGGTTTTACAGAAGCGCTAGAGATGCAAAGGTTTTTCTTTGCTTATTCTAAGGCCAAAGAACAAAACCCAAATCTCCGGATGGTATTTAGGAATTATAAAACAGGACAGGAGTGGCGTTGCATATTGCAAGACCCTCAATTTCAACAATCTGTGCAAAATCCAATGCTTATAAGGTATAACATCAACTTAAAGGCGTGGGATGTTAAGAGCGTCTCCGAATCTCAAAAGGCCATAGATCGTTTTGGTCCTAATGGTGACTTAAAAGAGGTAGTCACTATTAGTCCAACCACAATGAAGAACTTAACGAATTATTTTTTCAGAAAAAAAAATGGGTAATGCTAAATGGCCAATATTTATACAAATTTATATCAAGTTATAACTGATGCTAACACCTATACCAAACTATTATCTAACTCCCCATTATCTTTGGGAGACTTTCAGGTTTTGGCGCAAAATAGGTGGACATGGATTGTAACTAATTGGAGCTCATTCTCAGAATCATTTATGGAAATTTCCAATGGTGATGAGGTGTTATTGCGTAAGTTTGAAGATTTTGAGCGTTTTATTAATAGCTATAAGTTAGGAAATACCACTAACCCCCTAAATCAAATTAACAATTTTCTTAATGTTCAGCCTTTTTTAGATTTAATCTTGTTATCTAGCCTTTCATTATCCCCTGATGAACTAATTTACAAAAACCAAGAAATTGAGAGGATTCAGAAGCTTGATATTGAAGACTTTCAGAATATGCAAAGGTTTTTGCGATATGATGCTGCTGACCGTGCCCAAATTATTGGCTTAGGTGATGAGGATGCTGCCAAGTTATTGGGATTGCAAACAAAAGCCAAGCAGCGCTCAGCAACCATTGCTGATTTGGAGGATATCGACCAGATCAACGAAACGCACGCTTTTATTGATTCCCTTATTTACTTCTTAAAGGAATCTCAAAAAAGGCCTCCCAATGTTTTGGCCTTAACCAAGCAAACTATCAATCCAGCCTCCAAAATTACATTTGATGATACTTTTGTGTCATATGTGCCTAAATTGTTTGAGATTTCTTTGGAACATATGGCATTAAAATACATGGGCGACCAACAATATTGGTTGGAGTTGGTGACGGTTAATAATTTACAGCCACCATATATTGATTTGGTTGGCGAAAAGTTTCCATTGTTGGCTCCTGCAGCATCCAATAACCTAATTATCTCTGATTCCAGAAAGTCTGATGTGCCGGTGGGGACTAAAATTGGTATTGGCAGCCATAGATACCGTGAAGAAACCAGGATCGTTGACCGAGTTATTGCCAATGACAATGGCACACTAATTTTGTTTTTGTCAGGAAATCAAGACATTAACAGATTTAAGCCCTCTGAGGGAGGGTTTGTTAGGATTTATCAACCAGGCACCACCCGGCCTGGACAGTTTATTTTGATCCCATCCCGTGATGCTAGTGAAATAAGCTCCTCTATTCCAACACCATCACGGGACGATTTGAGGCGCCTAGATTTGGCTTTATTACAGTTTGGCGTGGATTTTGCTCGCGATGAAAAGAATGACCTGTCTATAGATGCCGGCGGCAATTTCCGCCTTGTTGCCGGTCTCCCCGCTGTTAAACAGGCGGCCTTAAATGCGCTGAAAACCATACGTGGCGATCTACCTTTCCACCCTAATTATGGTGTTACGGTAGACATTGGCAGCCGCTTTTTTGGATCTACAAATGAGGCTGTCATTTTTGGCCAACTATTAAGAGAGTCTTTGCTGCAGGATGGTCGTTATAGAGCAGTGGAAATTGCCAAAGTTTCAACCACAGGAACAGGCATTGCTGTCTCTCTGCTAATTACGATTGCCGGCTCTACCCAACCATTACCACTCAGCTTTATTAGCTAATTAAAGTTTTTCCAGCAATATGACGATAAAATAATCGACCCAGGGTATGGCCTGTGCTGTTTATTTATATTTCGTATTATGGATCAAACGAATACGGAAAGGCATTGTGTGGTGAAAACAAAACAAAAAGTTAAAGCATGGGATCGTGTCCAACAACGAGTTTATGATCAGGTTTGGGAGCAGGTTAAGAATCAGGTTGGGGATCAGATTAGGGATCAGGTTATGAATCAGGCTAGGGATCAGGTTTGGGAGCAGGTTAGGGCTCAGGTTGGGTATCAGGTTTGGGATCAGGTTTGGCGTCAGATTAGAGATCACATAAACATAAGGAATCGCAAATGAAAACTAAACAAAAACAAAAAGTTAAAGTATGGGGTCGGGCCAATTTTCGAGTTAGGTATCAGGTTGAGGATCAGGTTGGGTATCAGGTTAGGAATCAGGCTTGGGACCAGATTAGGGTTCAGGTTGGGGATCAGGTTTGGATTCAGGTTAGGAATCAGATTGGAAGTCAGATTAGGAATCGGGTTTGGGAGCAGGTTAGGGCTAAGATGAAGGATAACACAAGGAATCATGAATGAAAACACAGCAAAAACAAAAAGTTAAAGTCTGGGGTCGGGACAGATTGCGAGTTATGGCTCATGCTCATTGTCAGATTAGGGATCAGGTTTGGGATCAGGGTAGGACTCAGGTTTGGGAGCAGGTCTGGGTCCAGGCCAGGGATCAGGTTGAGGATCAGGTTTGGGAGCAGGTTAAGAATCAGGTTTGGGATCAGATTGGAAATCAGATTGAGGATCGCATAAAGAATCACAAATGAAAACAAAGCCAAAACAAAAAGTTAAAGTATGGGATCGGGTCGGTTTTCAAGTTAGGCGCCAGGTTTGGGATCAGACAAAAGATATTATTTGGGATTATGATTGGATCCCGGTTTGGGTTCAAGTTTTGAAGCAGGTTTGGAATCAGGCTGAGGAGCAGGTTTGGAATCAGGTTCTTAGGGGTCAGATTAGGGCTCAGGTTAGGAATCAGATTGAGGATCGCATAAGGAATCGCAAATGAAAACTAAACAAAAACAAAAAGTTAAAGTGTGGGATCAGGCCAATTTTCGAGTTAGGGATCAGGTTAGGGATCAGGTTGAGGATCAGGCTTGGGACCAGATTAGGGTTCAGGTTGGGGATCAGGTTTGGATTCAGGTTTGGGATCAGGTTATTAATCAGGTTTGGGATCAGGTTTGGCGTCAGATTAGAGATCACATAAATAATCACAAATGAAAACTAAACAAAAACAAAAAGTTAAAGTATGGGATCGGGCCAGATCGCAAGTTTGGTATCAGGTTTGGGATCCGGTTGAGGATCAGGTTAGGGGCTGGGTTTGGGATCGGGTTGGGGAGCAGGTTTGGGATCAGGTTAGGGGTCAGGTTGGGAATCAGATTAAGGATCAGATTAGCTATCACATAAGGAATTGTAAATGAAAACTAAACAAAAACAAAAAGTTAAAGTATGGGATCGGGCCAAACATCGAGTTATAGATCCTGTTTGGAATCATGTTATGGATCAGGTTTGGGAGCAGGTTAAGAATCAGGTTTGGTATCCGGATTGGGATCAGGCTTGGGATCAGATTAGGGATCAGGTTTGGCGTCAGATTAGGGGTCAGGTTGGGGAGCAGGTTTGGGCTAAGATGAAGGGTCACATAAAGAATCACAAATGAAAACTAAACAAAAACAAAAAGTTAAAGTATGGCATCAAGCCAGATCGCGAGTTTTTCGGCAGGCCATGGATCAGTTTAGGGATCAGGTTTGGGAGCAGGTTATGGATCAGTTTTGGTTTAAGGTTTGGGATCAGGTTTGGGATCAGGCTGGGGCTCAGGTTAGGGGTCAGGTATGGGATCAGATTGGAAATCAGATTAGGAATCACAAATGAAAAATAAACAAAAACAAAAAGTTAAAGCATGGGACCTAGCCAAGTTGCGGGTTATGAATTGTGTTGGGCATCAGGTTAGGAATCAGGTTAGGGGCCGGGTTTGGAATCAGGTTTGGAATCAGGTTGGGGAGCAGGTTTGGAATCAGGTTAGGGGTCAGGTTGGGGATCAGATTAAGGATCACATAAGGAATCATAAATGAAAACAAAGCAAAAACAAAAAGTTAAAGTATGGTATCAGGCCAGATCGCGAGTTAGTGAGCAGGCTTGGGATCTGGCTGGAGGTCAGATTTGGTATCAGGCTATGCCCCAGTCTGATCCGGCTTGGACTCAGGTTTGGAATCGGGTTTGGGATCAGACCGTGGATCAGGTTAGGAATCGGGTTTTTGATCAGATTCGGGATCAGATTAGGGTTCAGATTAAGGATCGCATAAGGAATCACAAATGAAAACAAAGCAAAAAGTTAAAGCATGGGATCGGGCCAAACATCAAGTTAGGGATCAGTTTTGGAATCAGATTAGGGATCGGGCTAAGGATCAGTTTTGGATTCAGATTAGTGGCCGGGTTTGGAATCAGGCTTGTGATCAGATTTGTCATCAGGTTGGGGATCAGGTTAGGGGTCAGGTTAGGGATCAGATTGGAAATCAGATTAGGAATAGCAAATGAAAACTAAACAAAAACAAAAAGTTAAAGTGTTGGATCGTGTCCAACAACGAGTTTATGATTAGGTTTGGGAGCAGACTGTGGATCGGGTTAAGAATCAGGTTTGGGATCGGGTTGCGGATCAGGTTTGGCGTCAGATTAGGAATCGCAAATTAGGTTGAGGATCACATAAGGAATCACAAATGAAAAATCAACAAAAACAAAAAGTTAAAGTGTGGTATCGGGCCAAACATCGCGTTATAGATCGGGTTAGGGATCAGGTTTGGATTCAGGTTTGGGATCAGACTGTGGATCAGGTTAAGAATTGGGTTTTTGATCAGATTAGGGATCAGGTTTGGGATCAGGTTAGGGCTAAGATGAAGGATCACATAAGGAATCATAAATGAAGAAAAAACAAAAAGTTAAAGTATGGGATCGGGCCAAACATCACGTTATAGATCGGGTTGGGGATCAGGTTTGGGATCAGGTTTTGGATCAGTTTTGGAATCAGGCTTGGGATCAGATTATGGATCAGATTATGGATCAGGTTGGGGATCAGATTAGGGATCAGATTAGGGATCAGGTTTGGGCCCTGGCTTGGACTCAGGTTAGGGGTCAGGTTGGGGCTCAGATTAGAGATCACATAAAGAATCGCAAATGAAAAATAAACAAAAACAAAAAGTTAAAGTGTGGGATCGGGCCAGTTTTCAAGCTAGGTATCAAGTTTGGGATCAGGTTTGGGAGCAGGTTAAGAATCAGGTTTGGGAGCAGGTTAAGAATCAGGTTGGGTATCCGACTTGGGATCAGATTAGGGATCAGGTTTGGGAGCGGGTTGGGGTTCAGGTTAGGGCTAAGATGAAGGATCACATAAAGAATCGCAAATGAAAACTAAACAAAAACAAAAAGTTAAAGTATGGGATCGGGCCAAATCGAAAGTTTGGAGCCAGGTTTGGGATCAGGCTTGGGATCAGGTTTGGGATCAGTTTTGGAATCAGGCTTGTGATCAGATTTGTCATCAGGTTGGGGATCAGGTTAGGGGTCAGGTTAGGGATCAGATTGGAAATCAGATTAGGAATAGCAAATGAAAACTAAACAAAAACAAAAAGTTAAAGTATGGCATCAGGCCAATTTGCGAGTCATGGATCAGGTTTGGGATCAGGTTAGGTATCAGGTTTGGGACCAGATTAGGTATCAGGTTTGGGATCAGGTTGGGAATCAGATTAGGGATCAGGTTTGGGATCAGGTTGGGAATCAGATTAGGAATCAGATTGGAAATCAGATTGAGGATCGCATAAGGAATATGCAGTGAAAATTTAAGATTTGTTTATTGTTGGGGAGCGTCTATGGATTGGTTTTTAATTAGAATTTGTAGCCACGCCACGGACCATAGGCAATAATTAATCAACTCCGCTTTCCTAACTCATGCGATCACGTTAAAATAACATTGGCTTATTGTTAATATCACCTAAGGTGTGCTAAATGGCTGATGTTATTATTAAATCTAGAGAGCAGTATTTAGGGCAGTTAATTAGAGCACTTAAGAATAATTCTGACATTACTGACTTCGCCGCCGGCAGTAATGCCGCTACTCTATTTGAGGCTATTTCCCAGACACATTATCAATTGGCGGTGTCGCAATTAAAAATCCTTCAGTCGACCGCTTTAGAGAACCTAACAGGCAATCAGTTAGATCAAAAGGCCGAATCTATTAAGCTTCCTAATGGTGAAGGTGGCGTTGGCAGAAAGCCGGCAAGGGCCTCTGCAAACTTAGTAAGAATTGGTAGCGGCTTTAGCAAAATATCCTCTAAACTATATGCAGGAAAGCCCGCCCCGTTTGCTGGGTCTTCCAGTTTGTTTGTTGAAAATGCTGAATCATTCCCATCTGTTGGCAGCATTTATTTAGCCCGAGGAACAGTGGATCGTTTTGAAGGCCCAATCCCTTACAGCTCTGTTACCAACAATGGCTCGTTCTGGACCCTAACCCTTTCCAATCCTCTAACCAAATCACACTTACATTCTGATTTGGTGGTTGTGGCCCAGGGTGGTGACCGCGTAGTGGACGCAGGAACTACTATTTTGGTACCTGCCAACTCTGAAAGTCCTGCCATTCAGTTCACCACAACCCAGGCAGCGACTTTGTTTGATGGTGAGTCAGAAGTTGATGTGCCGGTTGTGTGTACACAAACAGGAGAGGCCGGCAATGTATTGGCCGGAGCAATCAAGTCATTTAACTCAGAGCCCTTTGCTGGTGCCACAGTCACTAACGTTACCAGTTTTACTAACGGGCGATCCTCAGAAAACGACGAAGATCTGCGGCAAAGAATTAAGACTTATCCCGCCACTCTATCTAGAGGAACCAGTGCCGCCTTGTTGGCAGCCATTCAGGGCGCGTCTGACCCTTCTACCGGCAGAACAATCCAGTCCTCTGTATTGTTGCCTCCGGTTGAGGCTGGTGATCTGGCTCGTATATATATAGATGATGGTGTGGGCCTAGAGCCAACCTTTCTAACTCAAAGTTATGAATTGTTATTACAGTCTGCCTCTGGACAGGAAACAAGATTTAGATCTGCTCAATCACCAATGACCGCCTCGGTGGCAGAAGGGAGCAATAGTGGCCCTTTTGTTTTGACTGATGGTCAAACTATTGTGATGCATTTGGATGAGGTTGTTGAGACATACCAAATAAATGCCAGTAATTATAAAAACTTAAATAGCGCCACCGCATATGAGGTGGTTCGTGATCTAAACAGTCAAAGTAATATTATTGGTTTTCGGACTTTAGATGGTGGCAAAAGGATCGCGGCCATTGATTTGTCCGGTAACGCAGAAATAATGCGAATTGAGCTCGGGGATCTCCAAACCATTTTGGGACTTCCAACTGCAGAACTACGGCCCATATTTTTATACATTAACTCAAAACTACAATCTTTTCGTGGACATACAGCCACATTATCAACCCGAGAGCGCAACGCTTGGACATTTAACTCTGGAGATCTCACGAATGTGAGAGTTTCCGTGGATGGCGTCATTCAGACTATAACCATTGTAGATGCTGACTTTACTGAATTTTCCAGCAACATCACAACAGCAACAATCACTCAATGGGCCACAGTACTTTCTCGCAAAATTGCGGGTGTTAAATTCACCGTATCAGGCCAAATTTTGGTTTGGAGTACGTACCAAACATTTAGTCCTTCAGGATCATTAGAGATATTGGAAACAAAAGCTGACGGGACACCAGCTGGATGGGTTGGCGCAACTAAAATGTGGCTCCCTTCCACGGCCGGTGGAATCCTTAAAGACACAGGGTTTGCAAAAAACTTTAAATTAAATCGATTTACCGGCGAAATCAACCTGTCTGAAAAACCCGACTCAGGATCAACAATTGAAATTGGCAATAGATCGACCAGGGCATTTTTAAGAACAAACAAAGCTTCGACTGGACTTTACACACTGTCCTCATCAGCCGCAGTTGGTAATGCCAGAATGGTATTGGGTTTTGATGGACAGTTTGCAATTAGAGAAGTTGTTGTGCCATCCAGCTCCACCTTTACTCCATCACTCCCTGACGCAGTAAATGCCAGTAATATTATTCGCTTATCATGCAATGCCGTAGATGTTTTTGAGAATGCTGAGGTTGGTGACTGGTTGTATTTGATTAAAGACACCACGGCAGTACCGTCATGGACCTCAGATGTTGAGGGATTTTACAGAATAAAGGCAGTGGGCAACCATAAATTTGCCACTAACCAAACTTATACAGCCCTTTCTGGAGCAACCGGTTATACTGCCGCATCTCTGACCGCAGCCACAAAAAAAGATTCATCAATAGTTACGGTAACTTGGACAGATCACACACTACAAACTGGTGATTTGATTTCAGTATCTACAGCAACAGCCATTGGCGGTATCTCTGGAGCCAACCTGTCTGTCAGCAACGTGCCTGTCACAGTTCTTAGTTCTGGGACGTTTCAGTATACTGCTTTGGCCGCCGCCACTTCCGCGTCTTCAGGTTTGTTGGCCAATACTGGAACAAATATCATTATTGTTACTCAAAGTAACCACGGATTTTCTTCCGGAGCCTTAATCAATACAACTGTGACTACCGGGTTTGCGGCCATCTCTAATGCCAATCTGTCTGTTACTGCCGCCCCCATTGAAGTCACCAGCATCAATGCCTATAGATTCCGCGCATTAGCGGCAATGGGCACCTTCCCTCCTGTGCCGGCAACAGGGACCATTGACTCATTGGTGTACATTGCTGACACTTGGATAGAATTTGAAGTGTCTAGTCCACAACTGGTTGGATGGACGCCTCTTTTATCGGCGGCACAATCTATTACGGCCGACATGATTAACCTCTTCAGATCTACATCCCAGCCACAACTAGTTGATTTTGGCGCTATTAGTACCGCCACTGTTGATCAAGTGGTGTCTGCAATAAACTCTGCAATTGCTGGTGGTTACGCTATTAAGTTATCTCCCCAACAAGCAGAAATTCGCTCTGGTGATTATGAAAACGGCACAGTGGCGGTATTGGCAACAGTGGGAACGGCCGATGACCTAATTGACACAGGAGTAGCCTCGAGCATCCAAGCCCATGCGGCTTTTAGTAGCAGTGGCTATACTCAAGCAGGGCAGCCGGTTGTTACGGACATTCCATTGCCAACATCATCTTTAAGTGGCTATCCAACCAGGACATATCTTAAAATTGATAAAGATCTTACGGACATATTGGATGCCGCTGCCAATCCGGCCATAAATCAACCAACGTCATTTTCCGGTGCATATCCTGAAGGTTTTCAGCACATGTGGCTGACCGGAAGAGCGTCCGGACTTTCTGCCCGTGTTTATAATAACCAGGTGGCATCACCTTACACTGGCATATTGTCAGGCACTGACTCCATTAGGCCATTAAACACTTCAGACACAGAACAAACCAGCCCTGACACATTAAATAGGTATGCCAATTATGGGTTAAGGTTTAGGGACTTAGGTATAAACAACCACGACAAATTGGTTTTAGAGCTTGACCTAAACCCGATCGACAAAACTGTTGCAATACAGCTTTCTAAAATTGCAAAAATACAAGATATTGATTCCATTGCCGGATCCGGAAAGGGTCAAGTTATTTCTTTCAGATTAAAAGATCCTGACGATTCCGATAAACCGTTCTTTGACAATACCAGTGTTTATAAGGCCTTTGACTTCTCTGATTTTAAAATCCTCACTAAGTCTGTTGGTTTGTATCGTGAAGACGTTTCGGATCGTGTTGTTGTGTTGCGGTCAACTAGCTATGGAGCGGCACATCAACTCAGAATGATGGTTCAGTATGCTGCCGAACCTGACGTTGCTGATTTTGTTATTTCTCATTCTAATGATTTTCTCAATAATGTAGCGAGATTAAACCTCATTGTTTCATTGCCTTCACAATCCTTAATAGCTGGATCACTACTGTCCACAGGATCATATAAAATCGTGGCGACTGCATCCGGCACACTATATGATTGGCGAATTACGGCCGGTGGATCATTCAATGCTGGATTGGTGTATCAGGCAGGCAATATACTGAACATCTCAGGAAGCTCAGCATTATCAAGCTCTTATAAGATACTCTCTTCTACGTATAATACTTGGGCCAACCCAGTTGCCACCACAACCCCAGGTAGTAACGTCGTATCGGTTGCTCAGGTTGGGCACGGATTCCTTAGCGGCGATCTTGTCGATGTAATTGCGGGAGCTGACATTGGCGGCATTCCATTTGCCAACCTTTCACAGCTTGGTACTGCCATAACTTTTATTGACGCCAATAATTTTAGCTACATAGCATCCGCTTCCGCACCATCCAACACGGGAACCATCAGTACGGTAACTCGACCAGCCATTACTTTAAATAGTGCATCTGGTAACACAACAAACCTAAGCTCAGTTGTCACAGTGATATTTGCAGGACATGGTCTTCAGACTGGAAACTTGGTCAACGTCACCACCTCCACCGCTATTGGTGGTATTTCAGCCATTGACCTATCCCAGTCAAACACGGCCATAACACGCATTGACGCCAACACTTTCTCTTATGTGGCCGGTGCAGCTGCCACAGCTACTGGCGGCGGCATTATAGATTTAATTGACCGACCAGTAGTCAATTATGCAAGCGTTGCTGCAACAACGACCAACGGATCAACTGTAGTGCAGTTAGTACAAACTTCACACGGATTCCAAACCAATGATTTAATTAACGTATCCACCGCTTCTGCAATTGGTGGCATTTCGGCGTCCAATCTTTCTGTGACTGGAGCCGCAATTACCGTAATCAACGTAAACACTTTTAATTACAACGCCTCAGCCGCCTCTCCAGCCGCTTCAGGCAACCTAACCTCAGTGTCTGGTGGATCAGTTACTATTAAGGCACCAGGATCTGGTGGTCTTGCCCCTTCTGCACTCTTTAATGCCGCCTCTGCACCGGTAAGGTCATGGGATTTAGTAGACAAAACCTTAACAGAATTAGCTACGGCCATTAATGACTACAATCCATCATTCCCAGTAGCCACGGCAACAGCCACCGGATCTAGCTTGGCCACCACCTTTATTGCAAAGGCTACCTACGAAATTTATCCTGCCGCCTCGGCCTATACCGGATCAGACATTTCTGGAGCGTTTTCTCATCATGCATTTGGATGTAAATACTCAGGATCAGCCGGTATTTGGCAATATGACTCTTCCAACGCCTCATTAAACAATATTAAGGCCACTGTTCAAAGTGTTGATTCTATTTATCCAACAACAGCAGAGGCATCCGGCACTTCATATACGCCAATTAATGAAGTGGTCTATATTGTGCCCACTAACACCAAAACTTTGGCTAGGTGGCTTAGTTTTAATGCCGCCTCGTCATTAAGCTTGCTCTCTAATATAGAGAGAATTCAGTCTGATGATGTTTTGCAAATCAGCAGTAAGCAGGATGGATCGACTGGCGGTGTCAAAATTACCGGCGTAACTGCCAACAAAATATCCTCGGCGGTACTGGGGAATGCCACCTCCAATGAGAATGCGATTATAGTCAGTGTTTTAAATGCTGATGCCAAGGCTGTTGTGAAAAACGCAATGATTAAGCTGAAAAACCAAATTGCGTCAGAAATTCAAAGGCCGTATCGAGTAACGCCAACAGGTGCCAGCATTACTACATCTAACACCACGGAAATAAACACATTTTTCCGACAAACAACGGCCTTAAAATATATTAGGGTTGATAACAACACAGGAAGATTGATCTTTTTGAGAAATGGCATGGGCCCATCTCAAACAGAGCCATTAGGCGTTAACAACACCATTCAATTTACTAACTTAGGCAGTGGACTAGTTCAGGTAACTTCAGCTCAAGCCGGTGGTGGTGCAGGTACTGGCAAATTGGCGGCCCGTGTTGGTGATCAGATGTATATTCAACCATTGGCCACCAACTTTACAATCGATCATCGCTGCAAGGAAATACCAGTCACGGGATTAACCGATGGAACCAAACCAGAGTATTTAGGATTCCCTGTTGTTCATGTTATTAATGACAATAATATTGTGATCTTAGCTCCAAGTATCACCAATTTTTCTACAATTACGGTTGGTGCGGCGACTGATTTGGTGTTTTTGCCAAGTGTTTGGAATGAAAAGAATATTAGGACAAATCACCAAGAAGGCACTTCTTTTGACTCAATCATTAATAACAATCAGGCCTATTTCTTAATAAAGGCTTTGGGAAGCGGCTTCATGTCATTGTGGATGCAGAACTCCTCCACCGAGGCCACGGATGACATGAAGCTAGACATGATGAGTGTTGGTACTGACGACTTTTTGGTGTTATCTGAAGGTTTTGATGCCGCCAACACAGGAACATTCAGGATTGTCGCCCATAACGGCAGAAACCATATTATTTTTTATAACCCAGATGGGCAAGATGAGATTTTAGATACCAATAATTTGGCCAATGGTGGCACCGGGGATCGTAAGTGGCGAGTTGGACCATTAAACAATGGTATTACTCGATCTGTTAGAATTTTGGCTAGCGAATGTGTTAGAATTGGCGATAGGCTAAGGATTTCAACACCTTCCGTTAACTCTCAATGGTTTAACTCATCGTTCTTTGGATCATGGGAGATTTCCAAAATTGGCTATCAAGGAATAGATTATACTGGCGCAGCTTTGCCACACACCACTACATCAGGAACGGCTTTGGCGGCCAATATATGTCCTTATGTGGATTTTGTGTTCCCTAATGCCCCAATCTCTGTGACAGATAGCAGCAATACCCACATTAATTCATTTCTGGTTGGATCGAATGACAAATCGATTGGTTTTGTTGAAGGAACTCCTTTTGAAGTAATAAGGCATGTGTCTGGCCAAGCAGTGTCGCCACTCAATCCTGCTCATGCAGAAGTGTTTTTAGTACCAAAAATTGCTGACTCTAAATTTTCTGATACCTTTGGAACGCAAATTGAAGTTTTTGGAAAAGCCGGGTATTTAGAGCAAACATTTCAAGGCATTGATGGATATAAAGTCTATGCCGGGCTAGTGCAGGAAGCTCACAGGATCATCGATGGATTGCCCACAAATACTGTGCTATATCCAGGCGTTAAGGCGGCCGGAGCCCAGGTGGAGGTATTGCCACCAATTATCCGCAGCATTCAAATGGATTTGCAAGTTAGGCCAAAAGACGGTGTTACCTTGAATAGTATTTCAGAGTTGATTCAGTCCACCGTTGCTAACTACATAAATTCATTGGGAGAAGGTAAGCCGGTTGTGCTTTCTGAGATTGTTCGTGTCGTTCAATCTCTTCCTGGTGTGTTTAGTGTTACGATTATTAGCACATTGCCGGCAGCAACGGACGACAGGATTGTTGTGGCAGATAACGAAAAAGCATTGGTACTAGACATCACAGAAAGCATTTCGGTTGGATAAGCGGTATGACAGTCCACGATATTAAAAAATACTTACCGCCGGATTGGCTAAATACCACTGGTAAAAACATTCCGGCCATTATCAATGCAATTAATGCCAATGTTCAAGAGCTGGAAGAGTTGGCGCAGGCCTGTATTGATCAGCTGTTTTTACAGACAGCCACCGGTAGGTTTTTGATTCAGTTGGGTGAGCAGGAAGGCTTTACCATGCCTGCCAATAGCGGCTTGGACATTAGAGCTTACCGAGCGCTAGTGCCTATTATGGTATCCAATCCTAAACAGGTAAGGAATACCTTAGACGACCTAATCAAGGCCTTCTATTTGGGAGAAAGAACAAGGGCCGGTTTTGTGTCGGCACTCCCAGGACCATACTCCTTGGTTAATGGCGACAATATCATTTTTGAGACTGAGTCTGGGTTGGTAACAATTTCGGTTTTGTCTGGACAAGTAGCTGATTTAACACAAGTAACTCCTGCAGAAATTGCTGCTGTAATAAACAGCAACCAATCATTAGTGCTAGCAGATGAGTTTGTGGATAAGTCGACTAGTCAGTATTTTTTGCGTATTACATCTAATACCAGCGGTAGCGTTTCTAAAATACGAATTGCTGGTGGATCCCTTCAAAATTTATTAAAATTCCCAACAATATCAGATACAAACATTTTAGCCGGCAGTGTTTGGAATATCACCAAAACATCAGTTTTATCTGATGTAACTACATTTACGTGGAATGGCGTTGGCACAAACCCGGAAGTGTTCAAGTCTAGGGCTGGGGATTTGCTCACCATTCGAGGATTGACAGATGGGGCATTTAATTTTAGTTTGCTTAATGGGTCATATCAGCTAGTAGACGTTGGGTATGACTATTTTGTAATCAGGAATGACGCGTTCGATTATCTATCTGCTTCACTCACTGTAGCAAATAATAATTTGGTCATAACCTCTCAGGAGTTTGCACTTATTTATGACAGGGATGAGTTTGCGTTTACAAGCGAGACGGACGATTCGACGATCACTCTCACGGTGCCTGCTGTTCCTCCTTTGGGTAGAAGATTCTTGGTTGGTTCTGCGCACTTACATGGAGCTGAGTCTCAGGTATTGGACTTTACCCGTAACACTATTAAAATCCAACTTGGAACCGACGCTGATAAGCCTGATGGCGTTAACAGGTTTGTATTAAAAAATTCTTTCTTTCGGTATGATTTTAGGAAGCCTTATTATGGCACAACACTGGTTGATTCCAGTCTTACTCAGCCAACCTACACATTAGAGACTGGTGACCCATCCTTATCCATTCTTCCATACACCACCGCAACAGTTGTTGGTACCGATCCAATTTTTTGCAATGTTGACTCTTCTGATTTTATTTTGACTTTCCCTAATTATAGCCATGGATTAGATAATTTCTGGGGATTCACCTTATCAGGAGCTGTTTCCAGCGGCAACATTCTTAATACCGACCTCAACAAAGAACAGTTTGTGGTTAAGGTCCTTAATAAGAATGAAGTCCTGTTTCGCATTAAGGACTCTTCAGGCGTAGATAAGGTTTATTCTGGCGTGGCATTTGGTCCAGTGACAGTTGAGCAATATAGCGCCTTTCAAGCTAATGGTGCTGATTTCTTTATGGATTTTGCCACACCAGCAGAGGCGGCGGTATTTGTGGAAGGGATGTTATTTCGCTTCAATACATTTGGTGGAACAGATGTTTCGGCGTATTTGGCACAACAACTGCGCTTTAGGTTATTGGAAGTTAAGGGTGTGTCCGGCGTAAGGGTGGACTTTTCTGCCGGATTAGGAGTTGGTCCAAGCGGAACAATCATCACAGCCGTTTCTGGACGCAGAAGTGCATCTTTTGGCGGCACAATATCTTACTTTTTAAATAAAACCTCCACTCATAATGCGGAGCGGGTATTTAGCGGCCTTACTGCCACAATGCTTCATTCCCAAATTTCTTCAAACCCAGAATATGTTGGGCCTTATATATACGACCCAGACGGTGAACAAGCTACCGTCACGGTTTCCAAAATTGCGGTTAGTACCACCCAAACTATTCTGCAGGGAGATAACCTCTCAACTTTGCTGGTTAATTCAACAGTGGCGTCTGATGGTACAGAGCTTCCGCAGACCGGAAATATTGTTATTGATTATGGGAAAGATACTTTTGAAGGGCCAATTCGGTTTTTTGCAGTAATTGAAAATCCTGGATCAAATCAAATACTTATAGATCCAGCCTATAAATTTAAATTTTCGCACAGTATTGGCAGTGTGGTGCAATATATCCACACCAATTCCCCATATGCTCCAGGAGTCGATGGTAGCGCATATCCTTTTTATATTACTGGGACAGCCGAAGCCAGGAATACGCTTTTTGAACTGG